AAAGGTGTAAAATGAAAGAGTTTGATCTTAAGGAAGTAATTGATTTCATCAAGAATTCTTCTAACGAGACAAAGATTTATATCGGCGCTGATTCCGAACGTTATCGTAAGAATGAGGTTTGGTATGCTGATTATACTGTGGCTGTTGTTGTTCATATTGATGGCAACAAGGGTTGTAAGGTATTTGGTAAGTCAGATGTAGAACGTGATTTTGATCAGAAGAAAGAAAAGCCAGCTTTTCGTCTGATGAACGAAGTTTATCGTGCTGCTCAGATGTATATCGACCTTGCCGAAGCCATTGGTGATCGTCATTTCGAGTTGCACCTTGATATCAATCCAAACGAAATGCATGGTTCGTCTTGTGTTATCACACAGGCAACTGGTTATATTCGTGGTATGTGTGGTGTTACTCCAAAGGTTAAGCCAGAGGCACCAGCAGCTTCATTTTGTGCTGATCGTTTGAAGGAAATTCTAACGAACAACGAAAGTATTGCTGCTTAAATAATACAGGCGCGTAGCTTAAAGGTGAAGCCGGTCGCTCTTTAAAATTTAATTTTTATAAATACTTCTATAATTAATAGGAGTATTTTATATGAAATGTAAATTCTGCAATCAATTAAAGAAAAATTTGAATTCTTTAAGAAATCATGAGAGACTATGTAAAGAAAATACAAATAAAGAAAAAACTTGGATTCAAAAACGAAAAGAAGCGGGAATAGAAATTAAATTTGATTTTCATCAATCGCCTGAATATAAAGAAAAACAAAGACAAAAAAGATTATTGTGTCCTCCCGCTTCTTTAGAACAAAGACAAAAAGCTTCTATAAAAACAAAAGAATACTATTCTAATCCTGAAAATAGAAAAAAACATTCAAAAATAATGAAAAAGGCGGTATTAGAACACCCAGAATCTTATTCTGATAAAAACATAGTTGGAAGATCAAAACATTTTACAATCGATGGTGTTAGATTTAATAGCACTTGGGAATATGAAGTTGCAAAATTTTTAGATAAAAATAATATTAAATGGATCAGAAGTAATATAAAACCAATTTCTTATTTTTGGAATGATGATTGGCATTTATATTTTCCAGATTTTTTAATTGAAGAATATAATTGTTATATTGAAGTAAAGGGATATGAAACAGATCGTGATAGGGCTAAATGGAGCCAATTAGATAAAAAAATATTAGTAATCAAACAAAAAGAAATTGACTTAATAAAAAAACAGAATTATGATATAATTAGTAAATTATCGTCCTATAGCTCAATCGGTTAGAGCAGGCGCCTTATAAGCGTCAGATCTGGGTTCAATTCCCGGTAGGACAACCACTATTTTGAAAGTCTACATCATGAAATATTTGTATCTTTTGCCGATTTTCTTTTTCCTTGGCGGCTGTCAAACTACAAATTCTTATCCTATAAATAAAATTACCGCTCAAAAAAGCGGTATTGTTGCCTCCTGGTATTCTTCTGGTCGAAGAACTGCCAGCGGTCAACATTTCGATCCAAATGGATATTCTGTCGCTCATCGTACCCTACCATTTGGAACTCAACTCAAACTGACTAATCCGAATAATGGAAAGTCCATAGTTGCTATTGTCAATGACAGGGGTCCATTCGTAAGAGGGACGGGGTTGGACGTTACAAGAGGCGGTGCTCAAAAACTTGGTTTTATTAGTCAAGGTAAAACTAGATTGATAATGGAAGTTTTGAGATAATATATTTCTCTTAATAGCGACGTAAACAAAAGGAAAAGTAATGAAAAAGCTTATATTTTCACTAGTAGCAATGCTAGTTAGTATTGGCGTAGTTTCTACAGCTAATGCTAGACCAAGACATAAGAGACATCATTATCATCATGTTGTAGTATACAAGCATAAAAACAAAAAAGTGAATATGGTGATTGGTCAAAAACAAGAACCGCAAATATATTATTCGAATGATGACAATAGTCCAGCCGCATTTTTTGCGAAAGATAGAGCAAGAAATGTAGTTGAAACTCTTGATAATAACAAAAGAAAGACCCAAGAACATTTTGGGTTTATCGAACAGTCGATCAGACAAGGAAACGGTTTGGCTAATAAAGCATTAAGATATGTTGGTGCAACAGCTAGACAACTAGGACTTCCTCGTAGCCTTTGGTGTGCTGATTTCATGAATATGATCACACATTCTGGTAATGATCGAACTGCTATGTCATATAAACACAGGGGACAACCAGCATCTTATGGTTGTGTTAACTGTGTTGCCGTAACAACTCGTCGAGGCGGTGGTCACGTCGGGGTTGTTTCTGGTTATGATAAACATGGTAATCCTATTTTGATTTCGGGAAACCATGGCAGAAAAGTCGGTGTTGGTACTTATGCTAGAAGCAGAGTAGTAGCATACAGATATATATAATGGGGTGGGAGAAATCCCACCCTTTTAATTTGGAGTTTGTTATGACAACAGAAGAATTAGTTAAATCAGCTGACCTTAATTGGTGCGTAGACATTCTTAAAAGAATAGAAAGTATAACTAACCGTTTTCCGAGCACTCAGAATGGTTATGCAGTCATAGATTATTCGGATATTGACCAAATTAAATACCTTGTAAAAATGGGGCTAAAGGTGGTTAAAGAAGATGAATGACTTGACTTTTGAACCGTATCAGGTTATACTAAGTAAGGTTATGAAGGAGATATAATATGAAAAGCGATCTAGAACTGCTTGTTGAATATGATATGTTTATTTTGGGATTTGATTCCTCAAATTCTGAGGATATTAAGAAATATTGGGAGATTATGCTAGGATGAACGTTACAATATATACTAAATCGAATTGTAAATTCTGCGTTAATTCTAAGATGCTACTTAGCTCTAAAGGAATTAATTATACAGAACTAAAGTTAGACGAAGATTTTTCTAGAGAAAGCCTTTTGGAAATTTTTCCGAACGCGAAATCTTTTCCTGTTGTTGTTATAGATGGTTTCAACATTGGCGGGTTTGAAAATCTTAAAAAGTATCTAACTGAAGAAACACAGGATAATCGTAAACTTTTGAATGAGGGAATTTAATATGATTAATCGCGACGATCTTTTGAACGATCTACGTATGTACGTGATTGAAGTTCAGTTTAATAAAGTTAACGGCGAACAGCGCACAATGCGTTGTACTCTAAGGCCTGATCTTTTGCCTCCAAAGTATAATATCAATGAAGATCATAAATTTCATAGGGAAAATACCGACGTTATTGCTGTTTGGGATATCCTTAACAACGGTTGGCGTTCTTTCCGTGTAGATTCCGTAACTTACGTTCAGAACGTGAGCCACAATTACTGAGGATAAAATGAAAAAGTTGGTTATAGTCGAATGCATATCTCAACACCGTATTCGTTATTGTGTTGAGGTTGAAGATAATATTGATCCTGCTCTTGATGAAGTCGTTAGAGAAAGTGACGCTGAAAATTTTCATGAGTTTAGTCAGCAACATCTCGGCCAAGTGATCTTTTCTCATAGAGAAATAAATAAAGAAGAATACCTTCGTATGTTCGATGAAGATAGTCCTTATCTAAAGGGATGGCCTGAAGAACAAAAACTTAAATACATCAACAGGATTAATTATGATGCATGATGTTATTGTTGATATCGACGGCACCATAGCCGACAATTCCCATAGAGTTCACCATATCCGTAAGTCTCCCAAAGATTGGAAGTCTTATGAAAAGGGTGTCATGGAAGACGAGCCGCATTTTGACATCATCTATATTCTAGAATCACTTAAAGCTTCTGGTTCGAAGCTGGTACTCTGTACAGGAAGAATGGAAAACGAGCGAGACGACACCATTAATTGGTTGAGAATGCATTATCTAGACTTTCTTTTTGACAAGCTTTATATGCGACCACTCAATGATTATAGATCGGATGATGTTGTTAAGAAAGAACTTCTTGACCAGATTCGTAAAGACGGTTATAATCCGACAATAGTATTTGAAGATCGTCAACGTGTTGTTGATATGTGGAGAACAGAAGGTCTTCGTTGTTTGCAAGTCCAGCCGGGCGATTTTTAATAAATAGTTGTGTCAGTCGCGGAGTACCAGTCCCACTGACTCTATGTCAAACGAAGGACACAGCTATGAATATTTATCACGTTTATGCGTATCTTAGAGAAGAAAACAATACACCATATTATATTGGTAAAGGTAAGGGTAGAAGAGCTTATAAAAACATACAATAAGCGTTCCAAAAAATAAATCAAAAATTATATTTTATCATAAAAATATAACTAATGAAACCGCTTGTTTTTTGGAAAAATCTTACATAAAATTATTTGGTAGAAAAGATATTGGAAATGGTATATTATACAATCAAACGGATGGCGGCGATGGCGGCGACACTTCTAAGAGCGAAAATTATATAAAAGCTAAGACGGAAGGTAAATTTAATGGTCATCGTCATAAAACTTCAGAACAATTAGAAAAAGCTAACATAAAACGTTCTGTTTCATTATTAGGACATGAAGTATCTTTAGAAACTAAAAAGAAAATTTCAGAAACTAGAAAAAATAAAAAGATACCTAGTCCAAATAAAGGAAAAACATTCTCCGAAAACATAAAAGAAAAACTTCGTATTCCTAAAAAGAAATATATTTGTTTTGTTTGTTCAAAAAACATCGGAGGAAAAACAAATCTAATTAGATGGCATAATGAAAACTGTAAAATGAAAGGAAATATAAATGAATGATAAATCTTATTGGGGCTATAGCTTACTTTTGGATTGTGCCGAACTCGATCACGGCGCGATCACGAGTTATGAAAATATTTACAATTTCACTAAGAGACTAGTCAAGGATATCGATATGGTCGCTTACGGCGAGCCGCAGATCGTTGAATTTGGTTCTGGTAATAAGGCTGGCTATACTTTGGTCCAGCTTATTGAAACATCGAATATTTGTGCTCATTTTGTTCCTGATGACGGAAATGGTGGTAACGCACTTTACCTCGATGTTTTTTCATGTAAGGAATATGATGATCAAGTGGTAATCAATTTGGTTAAGGAATTCTTTGGTGCTAAGTATATTAGACCAAACTATTTGACGAGACAGGCGTGATTACTGGATTTACGTGTGGTACATTTGATATTCTTCATGCTGGTCATTGCGCTATGCTTGAAGAATGTCGTAGTCAATGTGACAGGCTGATCGTCGGTCTACAAACCGATCCGACTATCGACAGACCAAAATTAAAAAATAACCCCGTTCAAAGTTTGCTCGAAAGGTTTATACAACTCAAATCTATTCGTTACGTAGACGAGATATATCCCTACGAGACTGAAGGTGATCTAGAAAATTTACTAAGTATCATAGACATTCAAAAAAGATTTATAGGTTATGATCATTACGGGGAAGTACATACTGGTCAAGCTCTTTGTATTCATAGAAATATTGAAATAATTTACAATAAGAGATTCCACCGGTGGAGCTCTTCTAGATTGAGGAATAAGTTGAATGAGTTTTAGTGATAAATACTTTGAAGAAGTAGTTTCTATTGCCGAAGCTATAGATAAAAATATGGTGGAGAAGTTAGTTGCCGCTCTCAAAAGAGTCAGAGAATCAAACGGGAGGGTTTTCGTTCTCGGTGTTGGAGGATCAGCAGGAAACGCTTCTCACCTGGTCAACGACCTACGTAAGCTTTGTGGTATCGAGTCTTATTGCCCCACAGATAACGTTCCAGAGCTTACTGCTAGAACAAATGACGAAGGGTTTGACACCGTATTTGATGAATATCTTAAAATCAGTAAGTTAAGTTCAAAAGATGCTCTTTTTATTTTATCTGTTGGTGGTGGCGATAAGAATAAAAACGTTTCTGTAGGATTAATTAAGGCCATCGATCAAGCAAAATCAAAAAACGCCGTCGTATTGGGTATAGTCGGTAAGAAAGACGGATACACCGCTTACAACGCTGATTATTGTGTAGTAGTTCCTCCTATTCAACCTTCCAGAATCACGCCACATAGCGAAGCTTTTCAAGCTGTTATTTGGCATGCTATAGTTTCCAATCCTTCTTTACAGGTTAATAAAACAAAGTGGTGAAATGAATCGAGCAATTTTTTTTGATCGTGATGGTGTAATTAATAAACTCGTCGAAAGACCAGATGGTTCTAAAACAGCCCCTTGGTTTCTCGACGAGTTTCAATTTATTGATAATGTTAAAGTAGCGGTGAATATCGTCAGAAATATGGACTATAAAACTTTTGTTGTAACAAATCAACCTGACGTCAAAGGTCCATTGTCTTACAAAGATTTAGATAATATGCATAGAATGATTTCTAATTGGTTGAGAATAGATGATATATACTACGCTGACGATAGAAATTCCAATATGTATAAACCCAACAACGGTATGATTGAAGATATAATTAAAAAATACTTGATCGATCGTAGTAAATCCTATATAATAGGTGATCGTTGGAAAGATATAGTTGCTGGTAATAGAAGCAAACTAAAAACTATTTTCGTTGGTGAAGAATACACATACCCTTACGAATATAGAAATATACAACCTGATTATATTGTTTCTAATGTTTTAGAAGCTTGTACCTTGATTGAGGAGATTAATAAATGATTAAATTATACGCCGATGGCGCCGATATGGTGGGAATAATCGATGCGGCTGGAGATAAAACAATAACGGGGTTTACAACTAATCCAACTTTGATGCGTCAAGCTGGCGTTATGAATTATGAAGAATTTGCCAAAAACGTTATTAAATTTTTGGCAAGGAATAGGCCCGAAACAACTCTAAGTTTAGAAGTGTTCGCCGATGAACCTGACGAAATTCGTCGACAAGCTAGAATTATCAGTGATTGGGGTAACGAAAAGAATTATCAAGTATATGTAAAAATTCCTGTCATGTATACTTCGGGCGAAGATACTTATGATTTGATTCAAAGTTTAAGTTATGAAGGAATTAATCTTAACGTTACTGCGGTTTTTACCGAATATCAAGTAAGCAATATAATCGATAGATTTTGCCCAGAAGTTCCTAGTATAATTTCAATTTTCGCTGGTCGTATTGCGGACGCTGGTGAAGATCCGGAATCAATTGTTTCTCGTTGTGTTGGTTTGTATGATGATATTAGAAACGAAGGCGGTAAAGCAGAATTTCTATGGGCTTCTTCTAGAGAAGCTTATAACATTAAACACGCCGAATGGTCCGGTTGTGATATTATAACCATGACTCCTGATCTCATCAAAAAGGTTAAGGGTTTCGGTAAAGATTTAACACAATTTTCTAAAGAAACTTGCCAAATGTTCTATAATGATGCTATTAAATCGGGGTACACAATATGATTGGATTTGAAGAAAACGAAATTTCTATAAAGGCTAACGGCGGAACTGAGCTTGCTAAACGTAAGCTAGCTTCTCTAATTAATCCAAAAGATTTGGAAGAATTTCAAATTGTATGTTCAAGGGAACGCGAACTAAATTGGGAAAAAATTAGAGTTTTCTGGTGTCATGATCTACCAGAAGATCCTGAATCGGCGAAGTTCAGGGATCAATCTTTTAGGGATAACTATCATAAGTTTGTTTTTATTTCTAACTGGCAGATGCAAAGGTATCAGCTAATTCATGGATTGGCTCACGATCCTAAGTCAATCGTAATTGAATCCGGTATTGAACCAGCGCCACAATCAGCTTTGGTTAAACCAAAAGACAAGATTCGATTGGTGTACACTTCAACCCCGCAAAGAGGATTGGAAATTCTTTTGCCGGTGTTTGATTCATTGGCGAAGATGCATCCAGAAATTCATCTAGATGTATATTCAAGTTTTAAGATTTACGGTTGGGAAGATGCTGATAAGTCGTTTGAGCCTATGTATGATCAAATCAGAAATCATCCTCAAATGACTTATCATGGATACGTTCCTAATGAAGAATTGAAGGAAGCGTTGAACAAGGCTCATATTTTTGCTTATCCAAGTATTTGGTACGAAACCAGCTGTAGAGCTATGTTAGAAGCTATGTCAGCTGGATTGGTCTGTGTTCATTCTGATGTTGGTGCATTACCAGAAACTTCTGGCGGATTGAATCTTATGTATCATGCCGATCTTATGGACAAAAATCATCACGCGAATATTTTCATCAATCATCTGAATAATGCAATTAATTTTGTGAAAAGCAATCAGGAACAAAATATGATTATGTTCAATAAGGTTTTTGTTGATACTCGTTACAACATCAATCTAATCAAACATAAGTGGGATGTGATGATTGAGGATCAACTCGGTAAATATAAGACTGTTGAGTCTCGTGGCAAGCCACAACAAAAATTTATTTACAGGACAATTTAATGATTCTTTCTAAAACGCCTTTGCGTATTAGTTTCTTTTCCGGCGGCAGCGACATGCCTTCTTTCTTTGAAAAGGAAAGCGGCGCTGCTTTGTCTGTTACGATTGATAAGTACATCTACGTGATGCTTCATAAGACTCCTCATTTGGGAATTAAGATCATGTACGACACGATCGAAGAATTCCCCGACGTCGAACAGATGCAACACGCTATTACTAGAGAAAGTTTGAAACACTACGACGTGATTAAAGAGTATACGATCGCTTCGATCGCCGATATTTTAGCTAAAGGATCTGGACTTGGATCTTCTTCGGCCTTCACTATCGGTCTGGTTAATTGTCTGGCGCATAGAGACGAACAGAGCCGTTACTCGTTGTTGACGCGCGAGTATCTAGCTCAAAAGGCATATTATATCGAACGAGAACTATGTAAGTATCCAGTCGGTAAGCAAGATCAATACGCCTCGGCTTATGGCGGTATGAACCTATTTGAGTTTCATGGTGACGGTTCTGTTGATATTAAACCTTTAACTTACGATCGAAATCTTTGGAGTAATCTAGAAAGGAGATTGTTACTTGTTTATTCTGGTCGCGGACGTAATGCAAATTCTATTTTACAGAAACAAGCGGCTGCAATGAACGAAAAAGATAAGTTTGACTTAGTCAGAAGGTCTAGAGATAAAGCTTTTATTGGTGCAAAATTGCTGAGCGAAAATAAACTCGACGATTTCGGTAGTTTGCTCCATGAAGCGTGGATGGATAAAAAGGGTGTCGCCGCCGACATCACTAACGACTACTTCGACCAGATATATGATAGAGCTCTAAAGGCTGGCGCTCTAGGCGGAAAACTTCTCGGTGCAGGCGGTGGTGGTTTCTTCTTATTTTACGTCGATCCCAATAATCGCGATAAAGTGATACAATCAGTAACTAGAGACACCAACTGTAAAATTTACGATTTCGGTTTCACGGATTACGGTTCAAGAATAACAAGCAGCTGCTAAACCTAAATAATAGTGCTTGACGAAAAATAAATTATAAGGTATAATATATTATGAAACCCAAAGAGAAATTAAATGGATAGTAACAACGTCGTAATTTTTCCAAAACAAAATTTAAATGTTAAGATTCCTGAATTTTCTATGGAAGAAATAAATCGTAACGTCGAAATGATGAAACACTATCATATTCAAGAAACTCTATCCAATTTAGCCCCAATCATTTTCAATCAATTAGAAATTGCTGGATTTAATATTTCTGACGAAGAAGATGAAGATATTAAAGATGGCGCTTTTGTCGTAGAATCGTTAAGATCTATAATGTGTAAATATTACGGTATATATCATCCATTTCAAAAAATTGCCGATAGCGTGTTTGTTCCGGATAAAGAAGAAACTGGTGCTCTAAAAATAACTGACTCTCTTAATATAGAATTGAAAAATATCTCAAACAAAAGGTGAAATTTTGATTATCGTTGATCTGTCTCAGGTGATGTTGTCTAATCTTATGATGCAACTAGGCAACCATACAAACGCTCAAGTTGAAGAAAATATGATTAGACATATGGTCCTCAACTCGCTTCGTTCTTATAAGTCAAAGTTTGGTGATGAATATGGAGAAATGATTATTGCTTGCGACAATACAAACTATTGGCGTAAACAAGCTTTTCCTTATTATAAAGCCAACCGTAAAAAGAATCGTCTTGCTTCAGAGTTAGATTGGAAATCTATTTTCGAATGTATGAATAAGATTAGGGCAGAGCTCAAAGAATTTTTCCCGTATAGAGTTATTGATGTTGAATCTGCTGAGGCTGACGATATTATAGGAACTCTGGTTAGAGAATTTGACGATAAAATTCTTATACTTTCTGGGGATAAAGATTTCGTTCAACTTCATAATCGCAACAACATTAAACAATATGACCCCACTAGAAAAAAGTGGTTGTCTCATAACGATCCCCAAAAATTCCTTAAAGAACATATTTTAAAAGGTGACTCTGGCGATGGCGTACCTAACGTACTTTCTGCTGATAATTGCTTTGTTGTTGGGGACCGTCAGAAACCGTTGACTTCTAAAAAATTCGATCATTATATGAATTTAGACCCGTCTAAATACGATAGTATGGTAGCTAGAAACTATCAACGTAATAAAGAGCTTATTGATCTTAACTTTACTCCAGAAGAAATTAGAAGTAAGGTTATAGAGCAATATAATAATCAAAACAATAAAGATAAATCTAAGTTGATGAATTATTTCATCAGCAACAAACTTAAAAATTTAATGGAAAATATTGGAGATTTCTAAATGCAGGTTGGTGTAGCTGAGTTCCTAGAAAAGGTTGGGAAACTCAAGAAAACTGAAGAAAAAGTAGCCGCAATAAAAGCCAACGATAGTTTGGTTTTACGTGTGGTTCTTCAAGGATGTTACGATCCCTCTATTGTTTGGTTGTTACCAGAAGGTGCACCTCCATATAAGCCGAACGATCTTAACGACCAGGAAGGTGTTCTAATTAGAGAATGTACGAAACTTAGATATTTCATCAAAGGGTTTCACGATAATCTAAATCAAAACAAAAGAGAAACGATGTTCGTTCAACTACTTGAAAATTTAGCTCCCAAGGACGCTGAGCTTCTTTGTCATATTAAAGATAAGAAACCCCTTAAAGGAATTACCCTTCAACACGTAGTAGAGGCATTACCCGGACTTATTCGATGAGCAAACAGAACGTTAAAAAGTTCAAAAAGAACGATTTTTCTTACGAAGAAGAAGATAACTATGACAACCGTAGTTATTACCTAGAAAAAAAGAAACAAAAGCGAATAGAAAAAGCCCTTAAAACTAAGGATATTTCCGGGTTGCTCGAAGAAGATGAAGACGACTATCACGAAGATGATTGGAAATAGATATGCCAACTTATTTGTTTATTAACAATGAAACCGGCGAAGAGTATGAAAATTTCATGAGCATTTCAGCTCTTGAAATCTATTTGAAAGAAAATCCCCAAGTAACTCAACTCGTTAACGGAGCTCCGTTAATCCATTCCGGTAGAGGTCTAAAAAAACCAGACTCTGGATTTAGGGATGTCCTTAAAAAGGTGAAAAGAGAAGCCCAGAGAGGAATAAGTAGAAGCACCGTTAATACTTTTTAATCAGGATAAAAATGGAACATAGTAAGCGTCTAACAAGAAAAGAAAAAAGAATCCTTCGTCAGCAAAACGGAAAAGAAAATACAAATCAAGAAAAATTAAATTTTAATCTTAAACACGTAGAACCATTAACCGAAAATCAAAAACGTTCTTTTGAAGCCTATCAACAAGGCAAAAATTTAATGCTTCACGGGATTGCTGGAACGGGTAAGAGCTTCATATCTTTATATCTAAGTTTGAACCAGATATTATCCGAAAACAGCGTTTACAAAAAGCTTGTTATTGTTAGAAGCGTTGTTCCAACAAGAGATATGGGATTCCTACCCGGAAGTCCTAAAGAAAAGGCCAAAGTTTATGAATCTCCTTATTATGCGATATGTTCTGAATTATTTGGAAGAGGAGATGCCTATGATTACCTCAAAAACAAGAACCTTGTTGAGTTTATATCAACTTCTTTCATACGCGGTGTTACTCTTAATGATTGTATTATTGTCGTTGATGAAATAGCTAATCTAACTCTCCACGAGCTTGATTCTGTAATTACTCGTGTTGGTAAAAATTGTAAAATTATATTCTCTGGAGACTTTAGACAATCTGATTTCACTAAAGATCAAGAAAAGAATGGTCTCAACGATTTCATGCGTATTATTAAAAGAATGAAATCTTTTGAATTCATAGATTTTCAACGCGAGGATATTGTTAGATCAAAAATGGTAAAAGATTATATTATATCAAAAGAAGAATTAAGAATTGTCACGTAAAATATTCAAACATAATTTTGTACCATTCGTCGAATTAAAAACCGAAAATATTAACGGGCGGCGCCACTACGTGCTGCCCGATGGCGTCACTAAACTTAAATCAGTAACAACTATACTAGGCGAAAAATTAGACAAAACTGCATTGATTGAGTGGAAGAAAAGAGTCGGTGAAGCTGAAGCTCAAAGAATTTCAACTCAAGCCGCTCGAAGAGGCACAGCCATACATAAAATGGCTGAGAAATATGTTCTAAACGAAAACAACATATTTGAAAATCAAATGCCTGTTAATATAGAATCATTTGATCCTATTAAACAAATACTAGATAAACATGTTGATAATTTATTCGGCGTTGAGTTACCTCTTTATTCTAAATCTCTTAAGTGTGCCGGTCGAACAGACTTGGTTGGTGAATATGATGGCGTTTTGTCTATCATAGATTTCAAAACTTCAAGGAAACCTAAGAAATTAGAATGGATCGAAAACTATTTACTTCAATCCACAGTTTATTCCATGATGTTTGAATGGACGTATAAAATAGCAGTTCCACAAATCGTTATTATTATCACAGTTGATAATGAAAAAACGCCCCAAGTATTTAAACTGGAGCGTTCTCAATATGTTAAAAGAGTGTTGGAAGTGTTTACTTCATAAACATAAAAATTAATAACACGAAAATTAAAACTCCCCAAAAATATTTCGATGAGATCAAAGAATTCAAAGCTTCTGTTTCGGCTTTGGATAATTTCTTTGATCTCATTTTTTTGTATTTAATTTTCTTAGGACCAGAAGAAAAAATAGTTTTTCTCATAGTCATACCACCAGCGTGATATGTTTGTGTTAGTTTAGTTTTTCCGTTTGGAGATTGAGAAATCGTAGTTCTACCATTTTTATTACCAATAGATTGTGAATGGGTAAATCCTTTACCATAATTCGTTGTTGTGGTAAATCTAACTCCGCCAGGACCTTTTATTGTTCTTTTAACCCAGTTTGCCATAAAAAATACTCCGGAATGCGCTCCCGGAGTATTTATCTTCGTATTTTAAATGATGTATTAAAGTAACAATTTCATTACTGAACAAACACACCAGTAACTTTAACAACCTGACCGTTAGGCAGTACTACGTTAGCGACAACAGGTGCATTAGATTTACGTACAGCGCCTGCCTTAACAGGAGCGGCTGGTGTTACTGAAGCATTCTTAACAGCAGCACAAATAGCGTTAGCAATAGAATTTGCATCAGTGGTTACGTTAGATGATACATTAGGAATCATTCCAGCAAGTTCAACAGCGGTTGGAATGAATTGACAAGCCTGAAGAGTTGCCGCTTGAATCTGTGCAGCAGTGATAGTTGTTCCCGCAACATTACAACCAGCCAAAGCTAATCCTGATACTAATACTGTTCCAATTAAAATATTCTTGTTCATTTAGATTCTCCTATATATTGTTGATAAATTTTTTGTTCTGTTGGGTCTAATTCTTGACCATCTTTTAATTTTTGAATAATCACCATCATTTCAGCGTCCATCGGCGTTGTGTTTTTACCTAAAAACACCAAAATATCCAATATTTTTAAAACTGGTGCTGATAGAGGAACAAATGGCGAAATAAGTTTAGCTATATCGTCTATTAATGAACTACCAGCAAGAAATGGGTTGTTTCCCATTAATGCATCTTTTATGCCTTTCCAATCTATTCCTTCTGCTATTAGAATAGACTGAATAATTTTCTTAATATCTAATTTTTCAGAATTTGATTTTGGATAACTGTCGGCAAATCCAGCCAACATTTTAATTACTGCCTCGGCAACATTTGCTTGAGGAACAAAAGGTTTTGCAATTTCAAAAGCATCTTCCAAAGAAACAACACCTAATCCTAACCAATCTGAATTTTGAAATTTTTGACGTAATTCAAACCAATTAAGATTAGATGCAATTTGAATAGCGTTTTTTAAATTCGCTATTGTTTGATCGTCTATATTAATCATTTACTTGCTGGAGTTTCAGGCATAACAATAGCTAGAAGTCCGCCAACAGCAACACCAACAGCAATTATACTATCTCCCAAAGCACCGGGGAATAATGTATGTATTGATACTGCCACTAGTCCGCCGCCAGCCCATGTGCTAGGCTCTTTAACTCTATCTGCTACCCATACAAGTGCTTTAATAACTTTATCCATTATAACCTCCATATTTTTATTACCCAAAGGGCCATTCTTATTTATAAAATATGGATATTAAAAAAGGGCGGGGATGAACCCACCCTTAATTAGAAATTTAGAAGTCGTAGCGATCAGACATTAATGTCTTAAGCATGATCGCCTCCGGAGTAAAGTCCTCCAAATCAGCAGCCAACACCGACTTAACGATAGTTGGAGAGAAACCAGAAACAAGAGCAACGCCTCGTTCATCGAACTTAACAGGCACATTTTCATGTGCATTCAAGTTCCAGAAAACGATGTTAGGCATATTGTAAGCATGATAGATATACTTACGAGCAATCATTTCCATAGCAGAGTCATCGTGAGTAGTGCACTGATCAAACTGCATGTCCGAAAGAATCAGCAGCATTGCAGGCATTTCTGACTGAGGAACATTACCTTCAATTGCAGTGAGAAGGATTTTATCCAGCGCGAGATGCAGGTTAGTGTTCATGTCCCACTTCGAAGTTACCATCTGCTTAACCTTATCGAGGATGTTACCACGAAGATGAAGCAGCTCAGGCTTGCCAGAGAAAGTCAAGAACGTATCCTTAAACTTACCAGTGTTCTTTTCAGCAAGGTAAAGACCAAGAGAAACAGAAACGTCAAGGCAAGTTACCTTCGACTTGGAGTTATAGCCACCAGCAGGTGAAGTCATTGAACCAGAAACGTCAACGAGCGGAAGGATGTTTGCATCACCAACAAAGTTAGGAAGATCATCCCACTGAGCACGAATGTGATCGAGGTTCGACTGATTATATGACGCATTGTAACCGTAAGGAGAAACACCCTTCAGCACATCATACGGATAAACCGCACCAGCATTGACCTTGACAGTCTTTGCTACTTCAGGATCCTTCGAAACAAGAGCAGTAGTCCACTCCTTATACTTCTCAGTGTGACGTGAGAAAGCCTTCTTATATCTAGAAGAAGCAAGCGAAGGAACATGGTTGAAATTAATTTCATCCCAATTCTTAGCGCACATGTCCTGCTCAACAACCTTGGTCAAGCTAACCAGTGTCTTACGATACTGCTTAGGTGACATTCCAAGGAACGAACGAAGTTCAGCGGCTTCCTTACCCTTACGTGGCATCCACTTAGCAGCAAGACCATTCTTGGCTTCAAGAGCATCACGAACCATCGCAAATGCGATCTGACGCAAATCACCCTTGGTAACAAAGATATCGTCCCAACGTCCAAGCTCGGGAACACGCTTCAAAAGACGCTCCGCATATGCAGGATCATGATCACAAGCATATTCTAGAATATCCCGGAAAATCTTACGCTCACCAGCGCCTCCGCGAATATCACGCGCCCAAAGAACAACACGGCCAGCCAATTCCTTATCTTGAACATAAGCTGCCGTAAAGTCAGGAATTACGTTCTTACCGCGAGATGCACCAATCTTATAGAAAAGATCAGTAACTGAATTGGCAGTAGACTTACGAGCCTTCATACCATTAGTAGTACGAGCAGTCTGGTTCTTAACGGCATTAACAAATGTTGACATTTCACTTCTCCTTTGTTATCAACAGATTGAACTTTTTTCTATTTTGCATATAGATTTTATTATTGCTGAACTCAATCTTAATTAAACAGTATCACTTTTTGCTTTTTTTGATTACAAGTCAAATGCATTTTGGATTGCTGAAATGATACTTAAACTTATCAGGTTAGTCGCGGTATTGTGGTCCACCATCCTCCGAAGAGGTTCAGGTTATTACGAGTAACCCCGAAGGATTCTCGACCACCCAGTGTTCATCAAAGTTCCCCCATCTTTCGATGGCTAAATCTCAGAAGGAAAGTCAAGCTTTCCAGAAGATGCCTCTAATCACTGCCTTCGCTGTTATCGCGATTTCAAACATAGGTTGTGTGCTGTATCTAACCTTAATTCTTATCATTTATAATACCGCGACTTAAGTTAAAAGTCAAGTAGTATTTTTGGTGCTTCTGCGTGGAATCAAACCACGGTAGATCGATTATCAGTCGATTATTCTATCATTGAATTACAGAAGCATTAAATGGTGCCGGATGAGAGATTCGAACCGCCTAAAATCTCATTTATTATATTTAGACCCTAAAAACGAATATCTTATAAAGACAGATATTAATAAAATTATAAATGCATCAAACCAAAACAATATATATGTAATTGTTATTGGCAAAAAACACATTAATTTAGAGTCAATTAAAGAAATGGTAGGGGATAGAGGTAACGCTCCTCTTCTTCCTGCTTGTAAAACAGGCACTCTACTTTTAAGTTAATCCCCCAAAATTATTTTAGGTTGCTCTACCTCTGTGCTAATCCGGCGTATTGGCGCGACGGAAGGGAGTCGAACCCTCATTGCCCTGATTGAAAGTCAGGTTTCCTAGGCCGTTAGAAGACCGTCGCATAATGGCGGAAAGGGTGAGATTCGAACTCACGGAACCCTTTCAGGTTCGCTAGTTTTCAAGACTAGAGCCATCAACCACTCGGCCACCTTTCCATTATTCTTTATATAGTATATTCTAAGACTTGTTTAAAGTCAAGCATTATTTTGGCACCCCGTCAAGGACTCGAACCCTGCTCTTCGGTTTTGGAGACCGAAACATCGCCCCTAAATGCTTACGAGGTATTGTTTCTATTTATAATGGCGGAGAGTGAGAGATTCGAACTCTCGGTAGAGTTTCCCCTACGTCTCGTTAGCAGTGAGGTGCCTTAGACCGCTCGGCCAACTCTCCATTAATGGAGCTTCCCCACGGAATCAAACCGTATCCTCACGTTCTTCAGACGCACGTGCACATCAGTTACACCAGAGAAGCATTAAATTTGGATCGGGGAGCAGGGGTCGAACCTGCAGTCTTACGGAGTCAAAGGCCGAGATGTTACCATTACACCATCCCCGAACAATTCTTAATTTGGTGCCGAGTGGTGGGCGTCGAACCCACTTTAATCAGGATATGAATCTGATGCGATAGCCAATACCGCCCCATCGGCATTATTTGTATTTAGTGGTACCCGCTCTTGGATTCGAACCAAGTCTACCTGATCCACAATCAAGTGTGCTGACCAACAACACTAAGCGAGCATAATTGGTGCCCATGGTAGGACTCGAACCTACAAAACTCGGAGTTTGAAGCCGATACGTATACCAATTCCGTCACAAGGGCTTGGCGCTGTTTGAGAGGATCGAACTCCCGACATCCTGATTACTAAACAGGTGCTCTACCAACTGAGCTAAAACAGCATTATAATGGTGCGCCTGGCAAGACTTGAACTTGCACCCGAAGACCAGTTTCTAAGACTGGCGTGTCTACCTATTCCACCACAAGCGCAGATTTTCTTTTTCTCCATGTCATTGTAAATGAATGGCAATTTGGGCAAAGACCTTCTAAATTATTTCTATCGTTATTATTCGTATTGCCATCTTTATGTTCTAATTCAAGTTTTATGGGTTGACCTAACCACTCAAATATTCCACAGTTATTACATTTAAAGTTTTGTTCTTCAAAAACTCTTCTTCTTTTTTGACCAGAACTAAGATCTTCAAACATTTTTGACAAATACAAATTTTCTCTTTTCTTTTTTACTTTTTCTGATATACGGTTTCTAGTTTCTTCATTTATTGCGGAAAGGCGTTTTTCAATATGTTCTTGACTTTGTTTCTTTCCTTTATTGGATGGAGATCTTCCAATTAATTTTTCACTAACTTTTAAATTAATTTCTTTTCTTTTTGAGAAAGTAGAAAAAGCCGAAGCACATTTTTTACAACAAAATCTTCCAGAACCATATTCACCTGAATGAGTTTCTTTACAATATTCACATAACATTTTTGAACCTCCAAAGTAACTTTTATATAAAGTTATTTATAAAAGTTCGTTTTTCAGTGGAGCGTCGAGCGGGAATCGAACCCGCATCTCTTGGTTGGAAGCCAAGAATAATAACCACTATACTACCGACGCGAGCGGGGAACGAGAATCGAACTCGTACGATTACCTTGGCAAGGTAACAGGCTACCACTACATCACCCCCGCATACTGCTGCTCCGATTCGAACGGCGTTATTCTCTTGTCGAAATAGTGTTTCCCATCAACACCGACAGCAATTTAAATGGAGGTCAGTGAAGGACTCAAACCCTCAACCTTCGCGTTCGTAGCGCGATGCTCTATTCAGTTGAGCTAACTGACCTTTTTCTTTTATTTTTTATTTTTTTCGTAGCTTTCCAAAGCTGTACCCCACTTTTTTCAAGTTTATGAATTTCATTATGACAATTTCTACAGACAGGAACTAAATCTATACCTATATGTTCATTTCCAAGACGTTTATATGTTCTATGATGTAAATCTAATGGGACGTTAGACGCTTGGCAACAATAACAATTCCATTTTCCTTCGCCTTTTATTTGTTTATATAAATTTGAAGAGTAGAAATCTTTTCTCTTTTTTTGCCATTCTTTTGAATTGATATAATCATAATATTTCATATACAAGACTTTCTATGGAGGTGCCTCCCAGAATCGAACTGGGTTCTCAAGGTTTTGCAGACCTGTGCATTGCCATCCTACTCAGGCACCAATATATTCTATTCTTGGATCACTAGGAGTTGGTTGACCATACCATATGGTTGTATCCATTTCCATAATACGATAGATGCGATATTCTGGATAATTTTGTTCAAATAAATTGAAGACATCATTAACAATTTCGACATTACGAACAACACGAGTATGTTGTTTCATATCATAATTATATTGAACGATTACGTCAGTCATATCAAAATCCTTTAATTGGCTGGGGATCAAGGACTCGAACCTCGGACATCCAGATTCAGAGTCTGGCGTTCTACCAACTGAACTAATCCCCAATATAATGGCGATCCTAAAGGGACTCGAACCCTCCTTTACCCGTAGACAGCGGGTAGCCTTCCCTGACGGCAATAGGACCATTAATTTGGTTGCGGTCGCTGGTGACGCTCCAGTTCTCTAGCTTATGAGGCTAGCATGGCACTTTTCCACTACCCCGCAATAAAATTTATCTAGCAAACAACAAAATCCATTGTACTCGCATCATTTTTTGTTTCCTTTTAATATGGTGCTGAAGAAAGGACTCGAACCCTCAACCTTCGCATTACAAGTGCGCTGCTCTACCAATTAAAGCTACTTCAGCAATTTAATTATTTCATTCCAACATAGTTGGTTCTTATTCAAGATTAACACTTTAATCTTATTTTGATCACAAACTTTATTTATTTTTTCTTCATCAGAAAATCCTAAACTGGGATTATTGTTATTGATCAAATAATCGTTTTTTGGGTCCAAATATATATTATAATCAATCAAATACATATCTGGAGTATATGTTCTATGCTTACCATTTCTATCAACATAATTAAATTTTTTACAAGTATCCCATCTTATATTATTCTCGTCTAATGATTGTGCAACAATCAATTCATATGTTGAACCAAGAATTTTATCTTTATATCTTATTCTTCTAGATTGTGAAACGCCACCCAATCCTCTTTCTTTAGCAAGCTTACTCATCTTTATTTTTACAGATTCTGTTTGACCTCTTTTTCGATTTGTATCAGCTATTCTTTCTAAAGCTTCTTTGGATATTTTAGGTTTTTGTAAACCTAATTCTTTAGCCTTTTTATATTGATTAGAATGTTTTCTGATGCTAAAATCATAAATTCTAATTTTACGATCGGGATTTAATTTACACATTCTTTGATGATTTCTCAAAGAATTATTATTTTTACATTCTTTATTACAAAAAGTACAAAGTAGCATTTTTATCTTTAATATTACGTTGATTTATATTTATAATTATCGTATCAGTTCTCCAGCCCTTTGGGAGCGCGACTTCCCTATTCACCTTCACAGAATTTTCGCACGTCTGCTAGACACGATAATTATAATTCGCTGTGGTTTTAGAACATTAGGACCACCATCCTAGACTCGGAACTTTTCAGCCCGGAATTACCGACTAACCGTGGGTCGGCGCGTGTCTATTAAGCGACAAACCTTAATTATCATATGGTAGAGATTCTAGATTTCTCCTTTACCAAGCTACGAGCTTCCTAGCAACTGAGCGACCATATGAATTTAAATTCCCAAAGACTCGTTTATATATGAAATAGCCTCTTCAATACAAGTTATGGTTTTTTCATCTTCTATATGTTTATTCTTAAGCATTATTAAAACAAACAAAACTTTTTTAAGCTTCTCATAATCCATAATATATCCTTTATGTTTTTAGATTGGTGGAGACGGAGAGAATCGAACTCTCAAGTACGCCGTGCAAAAGCGTCAGTTTACCGTTAGCTTACGCCCCCATTATTGGCTCCTGTCGTAGGGATCGAACCTACCTAATCAGTGGTTAACAGCCACGTCCATGCACCAAGCTCGGATTGACAGGAATAAAACTTTATTTATACGTTAGCGAGAACCTTTTGCGTCTTGAAGCAAAACCAACAAGTAGAAGGTGTTACTCCGACTTTCTCGTTAACGAGATGGTCTCTAACAGCCTTCATAATTCCTTGATAAGGATCTGCGAAATCGTGTCCAGCCAACAAACCACCAACTTTAACTTTTGGAAACCAAGCCAAAAGGTCTTTACGAAAAGATTCATAATCGTGAGAAGCGTCAATAAAGACAAAATCCAAAGACTCATCTTCGTAAAGACTAGCCGATTCTGTGCTATCTCCCTTAATTGCTTCGTAATGACCAACAACAGGCCTCATATTATCCTTAAAAACACCCAACAAACGACCCGCCTTATTGTCCGGATCAAACATCTGACCAGGTTCGATAACAGATCCGGTAAAATTATCGATACAATCTAACTTAATATCTTTACCGCTATTGATAATTTCTACAGCCAAAAAAGCAGAGCTCTGACCTTTCCAAGTACCTATTTCAACGAAATGAGCCTTGTCGGGCGCAGTATCAACTGCATACTTAAACATATCCGGATAATTAAACCAACCTTCAACGTTCTGATAAAAATGTTCCATATATAACTCCTATTAATCCGTATCCATAACGATATCGCCCGATACCGCAATTCTATAATCATCTGAAGTGTAGAAAGGGTTAACTGAATGACCTAATCCTTTGGGGAACAGACAAATTATACCTTCATAAGGATGATCGACCGGAATAGGATGACTTCTAACTTGACCAAGAATATCTGTGTAATAAAAGACAAACATTGAAGCACACTTAAGAGTGGCCTTTGGAAAAACCGCTATTTCATCTTGAATATTATAAGGTATCTTCGTCCAGATAACGAAAGAATAAACACCACCATGAATATGATGAGGATGAAATTCGTGCTTCTTTTGGAAGTTAGCCCAAACGTCTTTAAACTTAAACCGTCTTGGATGCGAAGCAACGTTAACTACTTCGTTGATAAAATGCGGTTGCGATCTATGATTGTGTAAATCTATCAAGCTATTAATATAATCCAACAAAACTGGAGAAAGTTCTTTTGTAAAGTCATATTCTCTTGAAATGTTTGCAGTAAGTTTATAACCAGCTTCTACAGAACCTTCAAACTCTTTCTCAACAGCGCCGTCGGTTACTTCACGAACCTTAGACATTATATCTTCAGGAACTCTATGAAATACAACACCGTTATTAGGGAAAGTATAGAATAAGGCTTGATCGCCTTGTAAATTAGAAATTTGATCTGCCATAATTTGTTCACCTTTAAGTATATTGATCAATATTATTATTTATACGATTGGTAGACCATATCAGATTCGAACTGATGTATGACAGAGATTAAGAGTCTCCCGCTAAAACCAACTCAGCTAATGGTCCATAAACTGGTGCCGAGAGTAGGATTCGAACCTACCGTGTTATAAACGTCCGATTTACAGTCGGGTGCCCGGCCACTTAGGCGGTCTCGGCATTAATGGTCGGGGATGCAGGATTCGAACCTGCGACCTCTCGGTCCCAAACCGAGCGCACTATCAAGCTGTGCTAATCCCCGTAAATTTTCTTACGTAGTAATTGGAGGACCCACTCGGATTCGAACCGAGAACCTAGAGATTAAAAGTCACTTGCACCACCAATTGTGCTATGGGTCCAACACATTAAGCTCTGACGACTCTTTTTGTTCAGATCAAGGACATCTGTCCAGCTTAATAATTGTTTCTTCGTCAGCGTCACGAATACGCTTGTTTCGAGCAAGCCCTTCGGATTCAAGGTCACGACGTTCTAAAGAACTAATACTCGTGACGCTGACGAAGAAACAACCGAAGTTGTTTCAACGTAATTCCTAACAATGTCAAACAGCCTATAAACTTATATTATCTTAGGAGCGATTTAAAGTCAACCCCTAATTTTACTCATTAAAAAAGGCGGGGATTTCGCCCCGCCTTAAGAAGTTCTATTTCTAGAACCTTTTAGACGAGACCAGCCGCAATAGCCTTGTATCCTGCGGCGATAACTTGGCGTGACGGTGTACCGAAACGGTACTTGTTTTTTACCACGCCTTTAGAATTCGTATGCTTATTACAGTAAATCGGATACCCTTCCATACGAAGAGAGTATACAACATCATGTGGATTAGCGACGTTATAACGAGCAGAAATCTGCTTAGCAGTAAGCTCTTCGCCGTTAAGGACCAACGCTGTATATACCTTATCAATCTTTGAATTCATTCTTTTCTCCTGTTTCATTATTTAGTCATTATAACTCGAGATTTATTAAAAGTCAAATATTTTTTTGACTTTCATCAGCCCCTTCTTGATTTAGAGCCGACTGTTGTCAAATCAGTTTCCGGCGTCGCGTATTGCAATCCACCTTTATTAAAGAGGGGCATAACCCGACTCGCCTTATCAAGAATCTGTTTCTGAACTTCAGAAGATTCTTTATGCAAGTTGGTCATAACTCCACGTTTAACACAGGAAGACGCATCACCCGACAATCCCGAAGAAACGTAATCGCTTTGATCAACTTTCATATACTCATTATACCGCTCTTTAAATTTAAAGTCAAGGGCTTTTTTATCGGCTTTTTTGCCTTTTGTCATAGACAAAACCCAGGCTTCGTGTTTGGCGGTTGCCTCCGCAAGTTTCTTACTTTTAGAGGGCTTTCTTTTCTTTGTTCGCGTAGTAGTATAATACGCCGGTAAAAGATGCATCGTCACAACGACCTCCTTTCAAACCATACACGTATTATACCCTATGATTTTTTAGAAGTCAAGTCATTTTTGAGGTAGAAATCATTTTTAGAAGAAATTTGTTCGATAATTTTTTCTAAAGAGTTTCTAACGCTTTCTCTAGCAGGCACGTATCTTTCTTCTTTGATACGGTTCATTTGTCTGTAGTTAGAATACTTCTCTTCCTCCCACATATCGTCTCTTGCGTCTATCATTTCTTCAAGAGCGTCAATGAATTTATCTAAAGTTTTCTGATGCAGCCTCGACATCTTCGCTATCCTCCAAATCTTCGACGATTATATATTGAGCGTCTTTATCAAGTTCTGCATAAGCTTCTAACAAAGTTCTAACCTTATTAAGACGATTGATTACTTTATTAATAGTTTTTTGAGAAACCTCGTCATTGTATCCTTCTTGAAGATCCATCAATACCGCGTCTAAATTACTATCGACCGAATAATCTATATGAAATTTTGTTATTTGGCCGTCTTTAGAAGCTGTTTGTAACTTAAGAGGAGGAAATAGAATCTTTTTAATTTCTTCTATTATTTTATCAGATGGAGTTGGCGGATCTTTCTTTAAGAATTTAAACATAATATAATTTCCTTCTAATCAATTCTTTTTTCTACCCATATTATACTTAGCCTCTAAAATCCAATCTTTTTTCTCTTTATGATTGATAATTTTGATTTGACTCATTGGAGAAATTGGTTCTTTAATCTTTTGCGGTTCCACCACTTTCAACAATCCCCAATCTTCCAAAAGGCTGACGATCTTATTACGGCGTCCTTTATCTTCATCTGAAAAATTTGAAGGCTTACCGTCTATCGAAAACATTTCTTTGAAATGGACGATATAATATTTTCCTTGTTTGTGAAAAATATGACAAGATTGATATAACTTTTTATCTTTTCTAGAAGCGACACCAATACGAGTTAGAGTTTCTTTAATTTTAAGAAAATCTTCTTCTTCCGCTATTTTCACTTCAATCAACGAATCTAGAATATTCATATTTGCCTCTTTTCTTATTATTTTACATTATTATACCATAAATTATAAAGGTTAGGGTATTTTTCTATATTTAGGCTTTTTTGATCTTCTAAATTTGCACACTCAATATACTTGAGATTCAATATAATATCATCATCAAGTTTAATAAACGAACCATCATTAAACTCTATATTATTATCAACATAAGTTTCCAACGTTTTTGGTCTATTGATTCTAGAAAAATATGAAACCAATTCAAAAGTCTTTTCGCCAAATTCATTTATAATTAAGTCTTTATCTTCTAATTTTAAAAGTTGATTTCTGTATATTGTCGTACCAAAAACAGAATGTAATCCAGCCGCAAAACATACATGTTCAGGTAAATTACCATTTTCCAATAATTGATAGGTTCTAACCAGATGATCGTGTAATGAACCTATCATATGATTATAATTCAGCGCATTATGTTTAACAAGAAATCTACTTAATTTTTCAAAATTATCAGAACGTTTTCTTCTAAATTTAAACATTAATGTTTTTCTCAAACCATTATATTTTCTAGAAACGCCACGTGCGCAATGTTGTATGTTTGATTGAAAAATAACAACACGATTCTTTTTTGGTATTACAGAAAAAACTTCTTCGTTTGGTGTTATGAAAGATGTTTCTCCACCCCAATCAAATTCCCATTTACCCTCAACCAAATAAAATACAAAAGTAATTTCGTCAGATCGGGTACTATCTGTATGATAATAACCATCAACTCCAAAAGTATGTCCTCCTATATAACATCTAATTAAAACAGTATTATCTAAAATATCAATTTTATCAGTTATATAATTTTTAACGTGTAATAAAAATTCAGGAATATTGTTGGAAACATCTGATAAATTTTTACTATTAGTTTTTCCAAAATCTAAAAACCAATGGCCATGTGGGTCGTTTTGCTCATGAGAAAGCCAACCATATCTCATTGGCGAATTATTATAATCCTTGAGCAATTTGTTTAATATTTCTTCGGTAAAAAAATTATCTAAAACTTTCATCATTTATCTAAACCACCTTTTTCTAATTTTTTCTTTATTTCCTTCAATTGTTCTTTGGAAAGAATAAAAGATGCAGTCTTAGCTTTATTATAATTATATCCAAAATATTCTTGAATGGCTTCAATATTGCTATCTTTTTCTTTCTTGGCCCACTTACTATTAGTTCTTTTTGTTGGGCGTATAATATTTATGAAATAATCGAATTGAAGTTTTTTGTCTAAATGACCGTTAAGATTCATTTCTTGAGCGTGAAGTATAGTGTCTTTATGATACGACAAGGCTCTATTAGTTAGAAACGGAGAATATGATTTCTCCGTCACTTCGTCAACTATAAGATTTTTCTTTGAATAAAGAATAGAATTTACATAATCAAAAGGGTTCATTAGTTGAATTCCAAATTGATCATAATTTCCGTTAGACAAGCCATAAGATTAATTTCCTGATCCGCAACGAAAGCCGCTTGATATTGATATTTACCCAATATCAACACCAGTTGAGCTACATCGGTAGGAGGGAGAAATTCTGAGGCTGTATCATACAACTGACGAAATATACTGTTCTGATCATTATCAAGATTTTCCCCAACCCATTTACGTAGCCCAGAAAAATTCTTTTCCTTGAGCATAGAAACCAGTTCCTTGATAGAAACTTGTTGTAGGTTAGCCAAAATACCAGAATCAATTTTACCCGTCGCCGAATAACGCTGAAGCTCGTTAAGAACTCTACGCCAATCAGGAAAATGTTTTTGAATTACTTCTGCGACGACAGCTTTATCGAATTCTATGTTTTCAGAATTAAGAATGTTTGACACTCGCTTCATAAACTGCATCGCGAGTTTCGCCATTTCTTTTTTACCGATTTTAAAGTCGATAACCGAACAACGAGAATGAAGAGGCTCGATAATCCTATTTTTAAAGTTACAAGTAAGAATAAACCCGCAATTTCTAGAAAACTCTTCCATGAAGTTACGAAGAGCCGGTTGAGTCGAATTGGCGTTTAGATAATCCGCCTCATCAAGAATAACATACTTACGCCCTCCAGAAAGAGAAACAGATGAAGCGAAGTTTAGGATTTCGTTTCTAAGAGTGTCGATATTACCATTCATAGAACCGTTAATAACAATGTAATCACAACCAAGCTGTTCTAACATTGCTCTAGCTACCGTTGTTTTACCAACACCGGCAGAACCAGAAAGAATAAGGTTTGGAATATTTTGTTGATCTACAAACTGTTGAAAAACAGCTTTTAATTCAATCGGAAGGATAGTTTCTTCTATAGTTTTTGGGCGATACTTCTCGACCCACAGGAACTCTTCTCTCATAATATATCTCCATGATAAAAAAAGAGGAACTATATTATAGCCCCTCCCAAGTCAAAGGTAAACTTAGAAAGTTGAAGACTGCTCTACTGCAATCCAATAATCAGCTTCCTTGCCCTTAAAGCAAGAAATACCTTTAGAACAAATACTAACTTCATAATCTCCAGGGATGATCTTGATATTTTCAGACTTAAAAATAGCCTTAAAAGTTTTATTGGTTGTTCCGATTTCAACAGAATACACATCACCAGAAGGATTCTTGGTGTCGGCGGCTTGCAAGCTAATTAGCTTTCCGTCACCAACAACGACAATTTCCGGAAGTCCCAAAACGCCAGCAGCCTTTTCAACGTCCTTCAAATTATCATTGGTTAGAGTGAAAGTAACGTCGATAGAAGGAAGCTTGATTTCCTTTTCCGGAGTCTTAGTAATCGTGCTTTCGTCGGCATAAGTATAATGAGTGCTCTTGTTGGCGTCGAAAATATTAACGTACTTATCATTGAAATCTAGTTCGGGGTTGTTGAACAAACTCAATGCAGAAATAAAACGATCAAGATTATAGATCGCAAAACGCTTATCAAATTCAGTTGTTACCGTCGCCTTTGCCATAATAGTCTTAGACGTCGAAATAGTCTTCAATGTATTACCTTCCTGAATTACGATAGAAGGATTAATCTTTGCGAAGTTCTTAAGTACATTAATTGTATTAGTATCAATCTTCATAATTTATTCACCTTTCGTTAATTTAAATATTTTACTTCTTCTTCTGTTTACCGCCTAGCTGAGAAGGGTCAGCAGTAGCGGCAGCGCCAATTGACGCCAAATCAGCAAGAGAACCACCAAAAATATACGTTCCTACATGCTGCATTTTCATCCATGGGCAGAACCATGTCTTAAGTTCAATTTGTTGAGCCTTTTGACAAAACCAATAGTCTTCGGACAAGTATCTCTTTGAGACTGGATCGACTTCAGCTTGAAAATACATCATGATCTCGCGAGTACCGTCAAAGTGCTCAGTGCGAACATGATCTGGCTTATACATATACTGAGGATATGAGTCCGTAAACTTCTGCATTGCTGGCTTAGTAATCATCATAAATCCAGTTCCAATTTCTAGAACTTCACAAGGTTCTCCAATAGCAATTGACTGTTGACCGCCCTTTGGATTAAATACAAAATCGCCAACAAACTTTTCAAGCACGTTAGGATCAGCATCGGCAACACCCTTATCTACCGCACGTTTAATCTTTTCCCAAGAAATACACTTTTTAGGATAAGGTCCGCCAATGATATCATACTTTTCTGGATTTTGTGCTTGAAGAGCCATCAAGGCGATAACGTCTTGGGGATTAAATCCAATATCAGAATCAATAAACATCAAATGTTCTGCATCGGAACGCATAAACTCATCGCAACAGTAATTTCTTGCGCGCGTAATCAGTGATTCGTTAAACAAAAAATAATATTGAAGCGGTATTCCATACTGAGCACAAATCGCCGAAAGATCAGCACAAGACTTAGCAAACATACCAGCACATGCGCCACCATACATTGGAGTGGCGATAAAAAGCTTACGCTTTCTTAATTCTTCTACGTTAATGTTAATTTCCATACTTTATTCACCTTTATTTTTATAATGATCGTTAAACAAACACATTAGCGTGTAATGTAGGGTTTTCATCAAGTCATCTTTGTTATTACCATTTTTCTTACCATAACGCCAAAGATATTTTAATCCTGTGTTACGAAAAGTAGGAGTGGCGTCCCCGAGAGCAATCCATGCATCAAAACATTGAACATCGTTTTCTGTTTTGTAATGAGCATCGTATGTCTTATCTATATAGGCTTTGAAATCTTCAATAATCCGATCTTCAGCATATTTGTATGAGATTTTTTTATCTTTACTTGTCATTAATAATATCCACAATTCTTTCAAAGACAACCAATTGGTCTTTTTTATTATTATTTTCAAACTTTTCAACGTTAAACATAATATTGAAGTTTGTCATTATGTTATTCAATTTAGTTTCTCTACCCGCCAACCAAGTTTCATTTTGGTCGCTACCGCGTTCTTTATAACGTTCTGTTCTAATATCTTTCGTAGTTGATAGATAAATTACTGTTGTATCGAAATTATCAATACAATGTTCTAGGAAAGAAGAAGTAAATAACCTATCACCCTCAAATAATACTATACTATCTTTACTCAAAAAGTCAAGAAACTTTATTGCTTCCGGTTGTACTGCCATTGACATACGATCTGTCCCTGAAAATACTTCCCCTTCTTCGTATTTACCCAATACGTAAATGTTATCAAATTGAAGGTAAGGAACTAATTTATAACTTGTATACTTGGGTTCAAATTTATATTTTTCCAATATCATTTTCATCAACGTGGATTTACCGGAACCAGGTTCTCCGCCAATAGCAATAATTTTCATATAAATTTCTCCAAATTATTATTCAAATTTTGATTAAAATCATTCTTAAAACATTCCCAATCATTATCCATCATTATAACTTGACCAGTCTTTAAATAATGATTTTGTTTAATTGGGTGAAGACCTGGATCTGAAGGATTACATTCTAACCTTAAATTATTCGGTAAATATTTTTCTCTAGCTTCCCAAAATAAATTAAAATCTTCTTTACCTTCCCAAACCTTTTCGGCTCTTTTAATTCTATCATGAAACATATCCACATAGACATTAGGATATCTTCTATTTTTACGGTGCCAAGATTTATAACAACAAAGCGTTGATTCAAGAGTAAAATAAGAAACGTCTTTATAAAAAGGTTTGTTTTTAAATCTTATTTTAGATTCTTCAAGAAGTAATTCTCCTTCTTCGATCAACCAACTTAAATGTTCTTTTTTATATCCTTGAAAATTCGGATTTGTTTTATTGTGCCAATCTAGATCATCTCTACCTAACACAATCGCTAAACCGTTTCTATGAGATTTACTACCAGACATATCCGTCAAAAATAATTCATCACAATCTACATCAAGCCCAATTATACGCTGATATTCAAGGAAAGAAAAGGTCGAAAGCCTACCAAAAGCATAAAATTTATTTAACACAGTTTCCCAACAGTTTTTGAAACTACCCAATTCTTCCCAAAATTGTTTTTGTGTTTCATTACCAACTAAAGTTTGATAAGATTCTAGAGCTTTACCAAATTTAGTTTTACAATAGCGGCGGTCCATATCCCATTCTAATTTATTCCAATTATCCAATATATATTGTTGAATTTCATTCGGATTAATATTGAAATTTGGATATTTTTTAAAGATGGTCCAAGTTGTTACTATATTTTGACTTACGCCGTTAATAAACGTCAACCAATACATATCTTCTTCTGTTAAAGAAAATTTGTATTGTAAATAAGGAAACATAAAATATACCGCCCCTGGATGAGAGCGATATTTAAGATGAAATTCATAAAATCTTAAAAATACTTCGCGGCGATATTGTGGTTCGCGAAAATCCATACCTTGTTTGAGGTCAATTATTTCTTTTGTTTTTTCTATTTCGCTCCATCTACCTATAGGATGGACACTATTTTCATTAATCATCAAAGAAATCCTCTAAACTAGCTGCAGCTTCTTTCTTATACGGATCTTCCATATTATGAGCTTTCAGATAATCATACCACTCTTGATCTTCCCACATACCGGGGGAAACTCCGTTCCAAAGAGGTCTCCAAAGTTTATGCGATTTATTCAATCTACGCTCGTCGACAAATTGTTTACGTAGATTTTCATATTCGAAAGATTTAAGCTCAAGCATTTTTTCACGGAAATAACAAACGATTGAAATACGTTCTGCTTTTTCATGATTGAGTTTAATTTCAGTATTACCATGAATTACTTCATGATTATTCACCAACAATAGGTCTCCAGGACGAACATTAACCGCTATTCTTACTTGCGGAAACACTAGATATCCGCCTGTGTATTCTCCATCACCTAGAACCAACAGGTTCGATAAACCTTCGTTTAAATCTCCGGCGTCTCTATGACAAGCAGTCCTAAACGATTTGTTAACAGTAATAGTTGTAAAAACTGTTCCAGGAACTAGATATCTGGGGTCAAGCTTATCAGCTGCTTCTTTTTGGTTGTTCCAACGCCATGGCAACAAATCTTTGAATCCGCGATTCAAAGATTGTAGGAAAGGATAAGCTTTCTTAAATAGCTCTGGGTTTTTTTCAGTATAAGAAGTCGCGCGGCCGTAAGGAATTCTCGGGTAACGATCATACCAACCAGCGACGCCCGAAAAAACGGATTGAGCGTAATTAGTGTCCGAAATCCATTCATTAAAAGCTCTTTCAGCTTCAGCTTTGATCATTTCATGAGGCTTATTACTTAGACCATCAACCCATTTATCAAACCAACCAAAATAATCAGGATATTCTTTCATAACTTCGCTACGTAACCAAACGTGTCCGCGAACTTCTTCCTTATCGCCTTTACCTTCTTTATACTTTTTTCTAATAGATTCAACAGTTTTCTTTTCTCCAGTAAATTCCCCAAGATCAGCACCGTTGTCTAAAAACAAATTAAGAATTTCTAATTCATAAGCGTTCACCCAATCGCGGCCGCCTGGTCCTTGAGCTTCCAATATTTCTCCACGCGGGCCAGCAGCCAGTCCTCTGTTTTGACTTTGTGTCGCAGCTTCACGAAGCCCCTCGTAAGCCAACTTTTGTTCTTCTGTAGAGAAATAATTTTTACGAAATTTAAAAGCTATTCTACGTTCGTCATTACCTTTCATACAATCGCTACACTCTAGATCACAACTGGCTTTTCGGGATATATCACAAAGAGGTGGTAAATAACAATCTGTATCTTCATTGATTACAATATCATAATCAGATTCAGTCGGGAACTTACCCAACATATGTTCTGAATCAAAAATTTGTTTTGCTACTATACGTTTAACCATATTGTTCTCCTTCAATATCTACACATACTATATATGCATCAATTATAGCTTAATTGTGACGTATTATCAACTTCTTATTTTCTTTTCTAAGATTTTTTTAACGTTTGGAGGAGTCCAACCTTCGGGCTTCATTATTTTACCATCTTCACGACGAAGTACTTTACCATCAACAAGTTTAGCCATATTACTTCTATGAACTTCAGCAAAAATATCGTCGAGAGGAATGCCATAAGAAACGGCAGTACCACAAGCGATGTAAATAATATCAGCTAGTGCATCAGCGACTTCAACAAGATCATTGAATGATTCACCGTCCATATATTCTCGGACTTCTTCTCTAAGAAGCTTTACTCTAAGCTTGCGCTCATCGTCATCAGGAAACTCTGGCTTATCGCCAATACGCTGACCAAATGCCTGATGAAAATCACGAACGTCTGTAAACATAGTCATTTTGATTCTTCCTTTTTTATAGCCCAAGCAGACCCTAGTGTATCTCTAAAAAATTTACCATCTGCAGCTTGCTTGATAGCATCTTTACCATAAGCTTTACTAATTTTTGAATCAAGAGAAGATTCTCTCAATTTAAAATTTCCCTTTAAATACGCAATAACAGAACGAAATAAAAAAATTCTTTCTTCTTTTTTACGGTGTATTTCTTTTGGAGAATTTCTCTTCCAAGTTTTTATTTCTTCTTCTAATTCTTTTTCTAAAGACAAAATCATTTCGTCTTTATTCATTGCTTGTTACTCATAAGACAAATTGCATTACCTTGAGATGTAGGAACAAATGAACCACCAACAGAAATGCACTTATCCATAGATGCATAATATTTCTCATTCGTACTTTGAACGCCAAAGTAAATCATACTTACAATACCTAAAACCATTACTGTCGCACAGGTCCATCCAATAAACCAGTCCCATTCCCAACTACGCATTGATCCACTCCGGAGGTTGTCTGTTAGTCCATTTGTGTAAATTTTTCTTACCTTCGCGATAATAATTACGATAATTGATTATCGGGTCTTTAGAAATAATATACTCTTCTGCCATACAAGATGGCATCTCAGTCCACTCCCAAGCTTTCAAGTTATGCGGCGGAGATTGAAGCATATATGAGAGTTCACCGTAGCATTTGTGCGTTTTGTTATAACGATGATTATACTCTCGCATCAAAGCGTAAAAGTGATCTACGAGCCAATCGTAGTTACGTACAGAAGTGCGGCACCAAACGGCTGACGGATGATTGATATGCGTAGCAGCATACATAACATCGTCACGAGCGTCTGGAAGAATCCAACGACGAGCTTTACGACCAGTTGCTGATTTACCTTCGATTTCTTGACCATCAAGTACTCGATGTGCTGTCGAAAGCAGCTGTGCGCTCTCGAGAATCATTTTAACAACGTGTTTATCTACGAGCGCCTGAGCAGCGTCCATAGGATCTTCGTCAACGTAGAAGATATTAATAAGAACCTCCATTTTATAAATAGATGATAACGAATTACAAAGGTTATTATAATGTTTCCTGAACCCAAAGTCAAACGTTTTCTTGATCGATATCAAAAGTTAATAGAAACATATAAATCAGTTAATGTTACGATACATGAAAATCATCACATATTACCTAAATGTCTTGGTGGTAAAAATGATAAATCAAATTTAATTAAGCTTCCTCCTAAAGCTCATTTTCTTGCCCATTATTTTTTATGTAAAGCGTATCCAGATAATAGAAAGTTGAAACATGCATTTGCTATGATGATTGTTTCTAACCCATATCAATCAAGACCATTTACTGGAGCTATGTATGAACAAGCTAAGAAAGAAAGATCTAATGCATTAAAAGGCGTTCCAAGACCAGAATGGGTGAAAGAAAAACTTAGAAAACCTAAACCGAACAAAGAAAATTATAAAAATGCAAAATCAGAAAGTCATAAAATAGCAATAGGATTAGCTCTAAAAGGAATAGTACATAAAAATGACACTTGTATACATTGTGGTAAAATAGCTACTGTGTTTAATATTAGTCGATGGCATAACAATAATTGTAAAACAAATTTACTATTTTAAAAGATGTTCATAATACTCTCCAAGGGGATTCACTTGAATCGCAGAAACGTCACCACGTTTCCAGCTCTTCAAAGCTTGATCTCTATGATAACGATTAGCTCTGTTATAGAATATAACCCCATCTAGGTGATCTAGTTCGTGTTGAAATATTCTAGCACTCATACCCGTAAACTGTTTCGTCAAAGTGTCGCTGTTAGGCGTCTGAAAACGAACTCTTATATGTTGAGGACGCTTTATTTTAACTAATAATCCGGGATAAGTCAAGCACCCTTCTTCAAGGGAAACTTCTTGTTCGCCTAATTGAACTATTTTGGGGTTGAAGCAAACAAAGTTTTCTGGAGCTCCTCTCATCGCAAAAATACGGTAAGGAACTCCAACTTGATTAGCAGCCAGACCAATACCCCCAGAGTCATACATGAATTTAACAATTTCTTTGCTGAAATCGATAGGATCAAAAGGAGGGTGAGCGAAATCAAAAGGCTTACATTCAGTAGTAAGTATAGGGTCATTTGGTTTTACTAGATTCATTATTATTTTCCTTAATCAATTCCAATGTTTTATTACTCCAGCGATAATAAATAGGTTTGTTATAATATAACTTAATACAATTACAGTTCTAATTATAGCGATTTTATCGGATTCATCATCACTTTTGCCTGATTTTTCTCCGAGCGCCTTCGCCCATATGCGCCAAATGTTATTCATTGTTTTGTCCATGTAAATAAAACTTAACTTAAAGAAAGGATAAAATATGAAAAACGGATTAACTATAGGACAATTTCTAGCCGATAAAGTAGCTTTTAGCATGGGATCTTGGACGTTTTTAATTATACAAACAGCGATGTTGGCGGTGTGGATACTCTTTAACGTATTTTCTCCAAATAATTTTGATCCTTATCCATTCGTATTCCTAAATCTTGTGCTTAGTTTTCAAGCTGCTTATGCCGCTCCAGTTATCATGATGGCTTCTAATAGACAAGAAGAAATAGATAGAGATCGTAGTATAAAAATATACGATCTCGAAAAACAACAACATAAAAATTTATCTCATCTATTAGAGCATATTGATCAACATTTTCATTTATTGAACCAAAGAATTGATAAAATCGAATCAACTCGCCAATCTTGAAAAATTCTTGTGTTTTTCAAACTTGAGAACTCTATCAAATTTATCATATAATTGGTCGCCTTTATGACTTATTATAAACGTGTTTGTGTCAGAAGTCAAGCTTTTTATTATCTTAAGAAATTCTTCTGTGCCGTTTCCGTCCAACGAGCTATCGAAAACTTCGTCCATGATCAAAAGGTTAGTATTAATACTATTACGCAACTTAGCCACAGCGCGCCAAGTAAATAATATCGCCAAATTGATTCGCATCTTTTCGCCTTCAGAAAACGATTCATAAGAAAATTCGTCGCGGAACCTGGATTTGATGGTTTCATTAAATTCCTCATTAAGTTCAAATTGACACATAAATTCCATCGCCGAAAGATATTTATTAATCAGTTTGTTGATAACTGGTATGTACTGTTTGATGATACGAGCTTTAATTCCGCCATCTTTCAATAAGATAGAAGCAGCGTTTAATATGTTTCGATCCTCTTTAACGATGACGATTTTTAATTCTAACTCTTTCAATTCGTTTTCATAATCCGTAATATTATTGTCTGTGCCTTCAATCTGTTTGTTTTTAATTAAATTGATATCCTTTTTCAATTCGTTTATATAATTATTCATAGTTTTGATATCAGTTTCAAGTTTATATATTTCCATCTCTTTATTTCTAATATCATTTAATATTAACATAATTTCATTGAGACGATTATTAGAAGCTTCATATTCTACGGCTAGTTTATTCAAACCGTCTTGCGATTCTTCAATAATCTCCTTTTTTTCATTTATAGTTTTTTCTCGAAAATCTTCTTGTATTGATTGTTTACAAGTTGGACAATCTTTATGTTTATCAAAGAAATCAACATCGCGGTTCAACAAAGCAACTTTAGCTTCTATTTGATGTTTGAGTTGAGAAAGCTTTGTAATTTTCTTATTTACTTTATCTTGATCTATGATTTTTGAATTTAATTCTTTAACATTTTCAATAAACGTTTCTAACTTACTCAAATTATTTTGAATTTTGATTTCAGTTTCTTTGATTAAGATTTGCTTTTCGGAAATAATATTTTCGTTATTGTTTTGTATACTCAAAAGATGTTTCTTTGTTAATTCTATTTTAGAATCAATAATTTTCTTTTCGGACATTTTATCACGCAATAGTTCATTGTTATCTGATAACTTATCTTTCAACAAAGAATTCATGGTAGTGAAAATTTGAAGCTCTAACAAATCTTCGATAATTTCTCTACGATTAGAAGCGGATAATTGCATAAATGGTTGAAACGTTGCCGAACCAAGAACAACCACTTGACAAAACGATTTGTGATTTACTTTGAGTATTTGCTTTTCAAGTATTTCTTGATAATCTTTCATTTCCGCAGATTGATTCATCAGTGTCTCGTTTTGAAACACTTTAAACACCGAAGGCTTCATACCTCTAACAATTTTATACTCTTTATTTTGTATAGAAAATTCCACTTCAACTAACAATCCTTTTTGATTGATAGAATTTAATAGTTGTGGTTTGTTGATTTTACGAAACGGTTTACCAAACAAAACAAAAGAAAGAGCATCTAGTATAGTAGATTTACCAGCCCCATTTTCACCAACTATTAATGTAGTGTTATTTTCATTAAGAGAAATTTCCGTAAATATATTTCCGGTCGAAAGAAAATTCATCCATCTTAATTTTTTAAATGTAATCATTCTAAAGCTATAGCCTCATTGTATATTTCTACAATTTTATTTTCTAATTTAGTTTTATCTATAGATTTATCTTCAAAAGACTCAATATAGTTTTTGAATATATCTATTGTTGATTCAGCTTCATTAACTATATCTTTATCATCCTCGAGGTTTAAATTCAAATGGTCTTCAACTATCTGTAAATCAATGGGGTTAACGTTTTCTATATTTTCAATGAATTTATCGAACCAATAAAGATTGTTTTTTTCTTGAACGATAACCTTAACCATACAATTTCTATATTCGTTGTAATTTATTTTATTGTTAACGAATTTTTCATCAGAATCATTATACCAAATTTTCTTAAACATTTTGTAGGGGTTTTCTACAAATTGTATTTCTCTTGTTTCCGTATCATATACATGAAACCCTTTAGGATCATTATAATCAGACCAAGTAAATTCTGCATGAGAACCTAGATAAAATATAGTCCCGTCTGTTGATCTATGATGATAATGACCCGACATCACCAAATCAAATTTAGAAAAAATATTACGGTCGTCTCCATGAGATACAATAGAACCTTTATGCATCTCAAACCCTGAGATCTCCAAATGACCCATAACTATTTGAGCTTCTGTAGATTTAATTTTTTCCAATGTTTGTTTTCTGTTATCATCACAAATCCAAGGTACAAACAATATTTTTGTTCCATCAAACTCTACTTCTTCCGGGAACTTGTCGTATATCTTAAACGGATAAGACCCCGAAACTAACTCGTTTAAAGCGTTGACGGAATTAGTGTTTTTAAAATAAGTATCATGATTACCCGCGATGATGTGAACGTCGACGCCGCCGTGAGATAAAGGTTCTAGAAAATCTTCCCTGAGTCGACGAGCAGTATTAATGTTAATATATTTGCGACGATCGACAAGGTCTCCTAGATGAATAACCGTACTAATTTCATTCTTAAGTAGATAAGGGAAAAAGATATTATCAAGAAATATTTTAGAATTATCGAGAAAAGCGACATTATCGTTACGAACTCCCCAGTGTGTATCTGTAATAAGAGCGATCTTCATAGTTTATCTTTTTCTAGTATTAGGGTCCATTCTTTTATTTTTAGAATGATCTATTGGTTTACTTACGTTATGTTTATAGATTGCCTGCGCACAATAGTCTCTTATAGCTTCTAATCTGAGCTGATAATTCATCAATTCGTTTTCTCTAACATTTTTATCATTAAGTTTTTCAACTAAGTCTTGAATATTAATCGGTACTAAGTGTAGATTTTTCATTTTCTTGTTCTTCCTCTGAAAACAATTCAACTCCTTTAAGTTTACCCTTCTTTGAAGCAAAAGTCAACTTACTTTCAAAAGACCTTACCAATTCATTTGAATATTCATTAGACTTCAATTGCATGTTATCATTATCTGTCCAAAGTTGATTTGTTAGGAAACTATTCTCGAAGTTTTTATGTTTAATGTAAGTTTGCTTTTTTTCCTTTTGTATACGTCTAAGAAAAGCGTTCCAAGCTATCTGAGTAAAATATGCAAACGGATTATTAGTTTTATCCGGGTTGAAATTATCAACAGCGGCTATACAATCATGAATACCGTCTGAAATCATATCTTGTTTGTAAGTATATCCGGAAAAATTAGGTTTCTTGGCTAAATTTTCACAAATTAAAATAATTGACTGACCTATGTAATTTGAAACTTGCGGCATAGGTTTATCATCTTCAATAGCTTGTTTTAATTTTGTTTTATATTCTATGATAGAGGTATACAGAGTTTTGTTGTTGATATAATTTCTTGGTTTCTTCATTTTAGTCCTTTACTTTTTTTGCCAATGTAGTATAATCACTAATGTGATGATGATAATATTAGTAGTTTAAGGAAACATTATATAGTTTATAACTGAACTTCTCCTCATTGTATATCTTTACTCGTTCCATAAAGTGTAACAAAGTGAAGTTCTTTTTAGACTTCCATGATATATCGTCAGCAATATCATATAATACCGCTTCTTCTTTAGATTCAGACTTACGTAATCCACGACCGATAGACTGTAAGTTTCTAACTCTAGACTTCGAAGGACTAGAGAATATTATATTGTGAAGGTTTTTAATATTAACGCCTGTAGAAAACGTTCCATAAGAAGCTACGATAATAGCATTAGTTTCGTTTTCAACTATTTTCCTTATTTCTTCGCGTTCTTCTCCATCAACAGAACCTGAAACATAATATATTTTTCTATCTGGAGCTTCTGAAATTAAATTATCGTAAAGAGCTTTACCGTGTTTTTCTACAAACTGAAATAATAAAAGAGTGTTACCATTAAGCGATAAAGCTAGATTACGAATGAATTTGTTTCTTGCTTCTAATCTAACTATGAAATCCATCTCGGATTGATAATCCGATGCTCTAGCTAACATTTTACGGGTAGATTCAGGGTGTGATAGAACAATAGCTTTTATTTTAAAAGAAGCCAAATGTTTTTGTTCTATTAATTCTGATGTTGATGTTACTTTTCTGACAGGTCCGAATAGACCTTCTAACACTAACTTATTAGTTTGAGTGCCGTCTAAAGTTCCGGTAAAACCAAATCTATATTTACAATCATCGAGTTTAGACATTATAGAGGTTAGTGATTTGGCTTTGAATAGATGTGCCTCGTCTCCTATGACTACATCAAACTGTTTATAAAACTCTTTAGGAAGCTTATAAATGGACTGCCAGGTAGAGATCGTGATTGGTTTAGTCGTCTGTTTATCTTGACCAGAAAATATTCTATGAACGTATTTAGAAGAATCAAAACCATAGTCGGCAAAATCAGAAGCAAGCTGAGAAACGAGAGAAGTTGTTGGAACGATAATAAGAGTGCGTTTAGCATAATACCTCACTAAAATATAAATGATGAAAGATTTTCCTGAAGCTGTTGGTGATAAAAGAAGCGATCTTCTTTCTCTTACAGCATGAATAAAAGCGTTTAATTGATAATCTCTGGGTTGAATAGTTGGTTTAAGTTCATCAATAAATTCTTTTGCTTCTTTGACTGAAAATTCTTCTGATGAAAAATCGGAAAGATATTCTAATTCATAATTTCTTGATTTACAAAATTCTTCAACATAACGATTAAGACCAGCGTATAATTGACAAGTCATCGGATTGAGTAAACGTATTTTACCATCCCACATCTTATTACGATAAGCGGGTGTAAATTTTGCGCCCGGAACATCAAAAGTAAAATAACTGCTCATCTCCATAATTATTGAAGGTTCGGCTATTATCTTATTGTATAATTCGTTTATTTTGAATATTTGTACTGTATTCATTATGAACCGCTTGTAAATCTTATAAAATCAATAGCAGATTTAATCTGATATCCTCTATTAGTTAGGCTTTTGATAATCGATTCTAAAAATTCTATTTTTTCTTGTTGATACCCTATTTTGAGAGACATATTAATAAGGTCTTCATCAGCTTCCATATACATAGGTATATCGGTTTTAAGTATCAAACCTTTTGCTGGTAGTTTCCAACCTTTGGTTTGTGTTTCTTCGTTTGGTCCTTGACTCAAAAATTCATATTTTTCTAACTTTAATTGTTTTAAATTAGCTTCTTGTTTGCGAAGAATCAATTTTTCGTTAATGTAAATATTGTAATATTTTTGATGTAAAGAAGGAATTTTAAGAGCTTCATCACCCAATTCAGTTCTATCTATAATAGAATCTTTTTTCCAAAGTTCAGAAATTTCATCAATATTCATAATACACCTCATTTTATTAATATTACATTATACTATACTTTTCTAGAAAAGTAAAGCTAAATCTTATTAATATCGTAGTAAGTGTATTTGAAAGAGGCCGAAGCTTCAATATAATTAACGTCCGAGTCTGTTGTATTGAATGTCAATCCTGATAGGCTTATAGGAAAAGCGTCTACGTAAATTGTTTCGTAATTAGGCGCTTTATCGCTCGTCAATACAGTCAAAGAAATATCCGAATATATACCATCGCCTGTATAAGAAGGATTGTTGGCTAAATCAGCGTATTCAGAAAAATCTTTTGGTTTACCTAAAGCTTTGAGCCAATTATGTATCTCAAGATAATTCTGTAAATCTTCATCAACTTTAAATGTAATACTTAAAGCGTCATAATCTATGTGTTCGCCAGGAAAGGGAATATTTACAAAAGGAGTCGCTGTAATGGCCGGTTTAATTGAAATAGGAGCTATGTTAACTTTTTGAACGAAAAAATTAACGTTTGGAGCTTTTTTGATTTGAAATCTGAAATTGAGCGGACTAAGAAAATTACGATTTTCCGGTGTTGTATTATCTAGTGCTGACATTATCGTTATCTCCTTTTCATACTATTTATACATAAAAAAGGGGAGCCGAAGCTCCCCAGTTTGCGGTTTGAAACCGTCTTTTTGTATATCTTACATAAGGTTGTTAACAATAACGCGACGATAGTAAACGTTAGTGTTAATAGTAAGAGCGCCAGAACCCTTAGTTAGACCCTGAGCAAATGGGTTAGCAACAACGCCATAACGAGTCTTGAACCCAATCTTTGGCTGGAATGTTGACTGATCAACTGCGCGTACCATCTGTAGAGGAACGTATGGGCAATAGAACAGACCGGCGTCGAAGGCTGATGAACCCTTATAACCTACAGTGATATAGTTACCGCCGATAGCATATGGATCAATATAAACCTTTAGACGACCGTTAAGAACACCAGCAAAAGTATTACCAGTATCATCAACTTCTAGCTTGTTTGAGTTAAGAGCAGGAGCGTAATCAAGAACACCGGCCATCTGTAGAGCGGAAGCAACGTCCGAAGAACAGATAACGATGTTACCCTTACCACGACGAGTTGTACGAGCGATAAAGTTAGCTTCACGTTCAAGCTGGAACATAAGACCCTTGAACTTTTCAACTGACCAACGGCCATTTGAGTCTGTATCTAGGTCGAATACACCTGCAGTAGTTGTATTCTGCTGAGCGCCGGCAACCGCTGTGATGTTGATTGTACGAACAATTTCACGATTGATTTCAGCAAGAATTTCAGCTGAAAGAATGTTTGAAAGTTCTGTTTCAGCATCAAGACCGTGAATTGCCTTAAGGTCCTGTGCGAGTTCCATTGTATACTCTGCCTTTAGAGCGCGAGTATTAGCAGTTACAGTAACCTTTTCAATTGTGAAGGCCATCTGTGGGAAAGCGTTACCTGAATCAACACCAAGAGATTCGCCCTGTGATGTTGACATACCCTGTCCAGTGTTATAAGTGTTGGTAGCTGTAAGTGGTGAAGTATTAGTTGCACCAGGAATAGTACCAAGGAAGCCCTGACCAAATGTATTTGGATTAACGCCAGTAAGACCACCTTCACCAGTGAAGGCTGTGTTAACTTCGTTGTAGAAAGTTTCGTTATCTTGGGTCTGGCCGTTAGCAAGACCGTTTGTACCAGTCTGGTTAGCGTAACGTGAACGCATTGCGAAGATAAGTCCAGTAGGACCAGTCATTGGCTGAACGCCGCAGATATCATAAGCAATGAGGTTAGGCATTGCACGACGTACAAGAGAAATCAATACTGGGTCGAAAGTATCGATACCACCAGCGCCAGCAGTTGACGATGAAGAACCCATCGCGTTAACTGGAAGTAGTGACGATGTTTCTGAAAGAGTCTGATAACCGCCGTGAGCTCCTGATTCGGCTAGAGCCTTTTCAGTGTTTTCGAGCATCATTGCAGTTACAGAACGGCGGTGCTGATCCTTGATAACGCCAAGAGCGTCATGGTCAAGAACTGGAGCCCACTTATTTTGAATTTCCTCAGCTAGATACATTTATTTTTCCTTTCGGGTTAATTAAGTTATTTCAATTTATTTATAAAATTTAGTTTTTTACTTCTTAACTGTTCTTGCAAGAGCTTGAACGTAACGGTTAACGGCAGGATCAATATTTACAACAGTTCCTACTTCACCTTCAAAAGTTTCTTCTTGAATGTTTGTTGAAGTAGTTTGTTCCTGTCTAAAATAGTTTTCCTTGATGATCTTCAATTTCTTTTCATAAATTCCAAGATCTCCGTCGAATTCAATTCCTTCAGCGAGAGTCGCGAACTTTTCCTGCTGTGTTAGTGCAAGGTCGGAAGCGAGTTCTTCAAAAATATCCTTTGCTGATTCTTCAACAACAATATTCTTTAGTTCTACGTTTTCAGAAATTGTTTCATTAAGTTTTTCTTCAAGTTCATTTACCTTATCGGCAAGAGCTTCAAGAACATCAACCTGTTCCTGTGGCACAGAAATGTAGTGCTCAGCGAACAAATTCTTCAATCCTTCGATAAATTCTTCTGCAAGTTCGTTACGAAGTGTTGATTCAATAGCAACCTCGTTTTCCTTCATCCAATTTTCAACTACGTAATCTAGATAAGTGTCTAGCTTAGAAGTAATTTCTTCTTTGAATGAAACAAGGCTTTCGTTAAGCTGAGCTTCGAATTCTTCTTCAAGACGAGCAGACTCAGCTATAACGCGCGCTGATACAGCAGCTTCAAACAATGTTGCGGCAGTATCTTTAAATTCTTCTGATAGTTCTTGACCTTCAAACATAGCTTCAACGTCTTCTTTGACATTAAGCTTTGGCATAGGCATCTTAGTCTTTGGACCCTTTGCGGAAACAGCTTGAGAAGGATGCATATCAATTGAAGACTGATTTGAACCTGACTTATCGCCAACGCCCCAATCTTTGCTTGGACCATAAAGGCCGATTACTTTATTGAAAAAGTCAACCATGTCATTTTTGCCCATGCCGTTCATCATGTGCATCATGCCTGTCATCATACCAATCTTTGACTTAGTAAGAGCCTTTGGATCACCAATTGACTTTGCGGCTGGGTGAAGAGAAGCTGCAGCAGCTGTTTCTTCTTCGACTTTACCGAAAGCAGCGGGTCTTTTCTTACCCTTGTTTTCTTTTTCGTCCTGTTTTTCGTCTCTCTTTTCAGATCCTTTGTTTGTCTTAGACCAACCTTGTTCGCGGTCAGATTCTTTAGAATCTTCTTCTTCCTCTTCTTCGCCTTCTTCTTCCTCTTCTTCGCCTTCTTCTTCCTCACGATCTTTAGCCTTAGCCTTCTTTTTCTTGGCTTCTTCTAAAGTAGCTCTAAGAATTTCTTCAAATTCACGATTTTTGTTGGTTCCAGACATTTAAGGTCTCCTTATTAGAATTTAAAATTATTTATATTAGGGTAGTTTTTACTGTCAACGAAGCTATATAATTTTCAAAAATAGCCAATTGTTGTTCTTCTATTTGACTTCTAGTCATTTTATTTAACGCTTTTTTAGTGTTCATCAATTTTTCTTCGTACCAAGTATCTTTAACCGGATCATAAAGCCAATCAACTCCTTCCATAATTCCTTCAACAAAAGCGTGTGGGGCTGAAGGATCGTGAACAATATCAGCAGCAGTGGCTAATCTATAATCGTCTTGAACTTCCATTGCTCCATCTTTACCAGATTTAAGCGATCCTAGACCTCTTGAAGAAACACCAAATTTACCACCAGATTTAAGAAGACCTTTAGCTATATTGCCCATAGGCGTATCAGTAAGTTTTGCCTTACCAATATAGTTTTTACCTTCTTTTTTAAGATCTATAATAATATGAGAAACTCTATCTAGGTTAATTGAAGGGCCGGCAGGGTGACCCAATTCACCAAAAGCGCGACTTGATTTGACCATTTCTTTCATATAACGACCAACTTCTTTATCCAAAATATGAATTGGATAAATTCTTCCGTTGCGATTTTTTAAATCGCCTTGAAGAAACACGCCATGAATATAATGTTCTTTTTCGCCATCTTCTTTGGCTTCTGAAAGATATTCAACTTCTTCGAATACTTCTGTTATTAACTTCATTTTTGTTCCTTATGACATTGCTTCTTGCGCAATAAGATGCGCCGCAACGTTTGTTGATGTTGAATTTGTAGAAACAGCAACAGTCAAAATATCTGGAGCATTACCTCTGATATTATTATAAAGAGCGAATAAGTTAGTCAAATCAAAAGTCTGTAGACCAGAACCACCAGCTGGTGCTGAAAATGCGTAAACAACTTCGCCAGTATTTGCGGTAACAGCATTAGCTGTATAATCTCTGGAAGATAGAGAATTGAAAGAACCTAATGTATTTATAGGAGTAAATGTAGCATTAGTTAGTGATACAGGATTTGTTGCAGTACTTACAATAAGTTCAATAATCGCAGAGGCGTCAGAAGAAACAACGAGCTGTTGTGGCAAAATTTGACCACGATTTACAAGACCAATTTGATAAGCGTATGCGCTATTTGGAGTAAATGTTCCGGTGCTGTTATTTGATAATGGAGAAGAATTAGAAACAATATCAGTAACGTAAATAGAATTAGCCGTATTGTTAGCGATACGTCCTACGAATGTATTGGAAGAAGAACCAGTTCCTTGGAAAGAAACTGCTCTTCCGACAAACTGATTTGCAGTCCAAACAGAAGTTCCATTTACTGAAAAATATGTTGAATTAGCGCCAGATGTAACAATGTTATTAGAAGAACTATTGCCACTAAATTCAACCTTACCCATCTGATTCATTTGTACGGAAACAACTGGATAACGTGTTGTATTGGCAGGAATATTTCTGCGATTTATACCAGGAGGCAAACCATAAGAATAAGTAAATCCGCGTTGGTCGTCTCTACGACCTTCAACCATAACTGATACGCCGAAGTGAACTAGTACTGAATTTGCAGTTGTCGCTCCAATGTTACGTTGTTCATAACGAACTGGTAAGTTGCCTGTGCGCGACCATGGAAATTGTTGTGGCGTTCCACGGTAAGTAGAATTACCAGTACCAACTTCATGAAGAACATAAGGTTCGCCATTAAGCTGACAACCCCAACGAATAGCTCCGGCGCCATACCAAGCATATTCGATCCAAAGCATTTGAATTTTTGTCCAATCAATTAGTGTGGCGACTGGATCACCATACCAATTTTCGAATGAAAACTTAGTATCTACAGGAGCTGTTGACGTATATGTGCCGTCATTGAAATTAACTGTACCTGCATCAGAACGAATAACACAATAAATTCCTGATGGATTATTGGCAGTTGCAACACCCTGTTCGAAAAATGCACCGTTGCCGTCATCAAAAAAACCAACGCGCTGTACATTGTTTGAAGTTGGCGCGCCAAAATTCATAGCGGTTGCCATATACATAGTTTTGCCTGGCTGATAACGCATGTAAGGACGAGACTGGCGGATAGTCAAATCACCTGCATTATTACCAACGAGCATTCTAACACCGCCCATACCAGCGAGATGCATAATATTTGCTGCTGATCCAGCAGAAGCGGTGTTGGCTGTTAGATTTTCCCAACGCATTGGCTGAGTACCGTATTCGAAATCAGCTTCATAAATATTTTGATGTAAAGAAACTTTCATTCTGCCCACAACGTCGCGAACACGACTTGGCAAAAGAACTGACTCAGGACGAGTCGTCTTCATTGTGTAGTTGTTAGTACTTGCTGGATACGTAATTGACATATTTAATTATACCTTTAAATGTTTACAGCACCATCGGCGCTACGATTAGCATATTGATTGGGTACTGTGTTTGGATTATATGGAGTATCTGAAGGCGCATCTTCTTTAACCTTCTTTTTACCTTTTTTGGTTTTTCCATCTTCAAGCATAGGTTCAGCAAATTCTTCTTTAACGTCTTTATAAAGAATGTAATCATGGATGCTACCAATTGAAGCCTTTGCCATTGCAACTTTTGCTTGAACCCAAGGTTCGATGTGCATACCTGATGGCATTTTTTTAAGAAGTTCTTCTGATTTAGCTACGATAGCTCTTAGTTCTGTTGTTACCATACTAATTTCTTCAGGAGTGTCGTCAACGTTTTTTGCTTCATCGATATCTTCTTTACGCATCATAGAATACTTAGCTCCAAGGGCCATGCGGATGCGTTCTTCTTTAGATTTACCTGCGAACTTTGGATTTTTTGAATGAACAAAATCTTTAATTACTTCTCCTGTAGGAGTTTTTTTAGTAATTACTTCATCAAGTTTTTTACCACCTAGGATCAACTTTTTCTTTGTGGCCATACCACCACATTCACACTTTGCGCCTTCGTACATTTTTCCACAAGCTTCACATTCCATTTTTTTTGATTCATAAACTGATTCGTCTTTACCCTTTGAATGACCGAAGTTTTTCATTCTTTTGTCGTTCATAGAGTATTTTGTAGAACCTTTATATACGTCGTCTCCATTACCAACACGATCGTCGTGTTTTTCAGTTTTGTGAGCTGCAACAAAATCCTGTTCGCTTTTTGGTTTTGGTTCGTAATCAACCCCAGGATCTTTACCTGTAGAACCTGCCTCTACAGAAGATTTTTTAACACCTTTGTAATCTTGTTTTCCCTTTGGGGCTAAATCTCTAAGAGGCTTCTTTTCCATTATTCTTCTTCCTCTGTGTTAATTTCCGAATTATCGTTCGAATAAATTTTTTGAGCTATATCAATTTTTTTATTTTGTACAGCTATTTGTATTCTATCTCTCATCAAATTACCGAAAGCGTCATTAAAATCAATTGGTCTTTGATCTAAAGAGCTAGTAATTAAATCTTCTAAATTATATTTATTATCTTCAGTCATTTAATTATCATCCTTATTATTGAACTTGCTGCTGTTGCTGATTTGAAGCAATTCCCATTTGTCTAATATAATCTCTGTTTTTAGCAACAACTTGAACAGCCGCTTTATATTTGGCTTCGTCCTGCATAGTACGATTGCCTTTCTTTTTCTTCATTTGATCAACTGTGACCATAGCCTGACGAATAGCTTCTCTTTTTTGAGCATCTTCGTCTTGAGGAGGCTGTTGACCTTCTTGTTGTTGAGGCTGTTGCATTGCAGCCGCTTGTTGTGCCGCCATATTTTGTTGCTGTTGTAATTGTATATTATTTTCTATCGCAGGATTAACCCAACGCGGATCGCCTGTTTGATTTTCAGCATTGATTTGAGCATCCATTTCCTCAATATCATCTTCTGACTGTTGAAGAACATTTTTACGAATCCATTCATGCGAATAATATTTACCAACCATATCCTGAAGGTTACGAGCAAGGTTAGCGCGACCTTCTTCGATTTCGTTATCTTTGAGTTCTGTGAAATAATTGTCTTTAGAATAATCAAATTTTATATCAGTAATAATTGATTCACAGTCTTCAATAGTCATTACGCCTTTGAGGACCAGCTGTTTTTCCAACATTTTAATGAATAATTGAGAAAATTTTGATCTTAAACGTATAACAAATCTAGCGAATTTTAATTCGTCTCTAGTAATTTCTGTTGCTCTACCAATAGAAAACAACGAATCTGAACTGAGTCTGCTTACTGGCACATTGAGCGTTTGATAAAATTTCTTTTGAAAATATAAAACGTCGTCCATTTGACCTAAAGTTTGACCGCCCGGAAGGGTAGTAACTTCCGTACCTCTTCCGCCTTCACGACGTGGAAGCCAATAATCTTCCAACATAGTCATGAATTTGCGGTCGTCTCTTACTTCGCCTGATGAGGCGTCGTAAATTAATCTGTTTTTATGTTTAACCATAATGTCTCGAACGTATTGTTCGGCTTTCATTTTAGGTAAGTTACCTACGTCAATATACCAAATTCTGCGCTCCGGCGCGCGAGCTAAACGGTAAACGACCAAAGCGTCTTCAAGTGTTCTAAGTTGATTAAGAGCCTTAATCGCTTTGTGTAAATAAGAAAGAACTAAAGTGCCTTGATTATCTGTCAAACCAGAAGTGATATGTAAAATAGAATCTTTGGCAATTTTGAGACCAGTAGTAGCTGGCCCCGTAGTTTTATTTCCGTAACTGAAACCTTTATCGTTGAATACGTAATATTCATTGATCGTTTTAGGAATAACTGCATCTCCAGCGTTATCACCTCCCGCCATAATTTTCTTTTTTGATACTTCTCTTACTTTACGAATTTTACGTGGATCAATATAACGTACTTCTTTAATACCGTCTTTTTGGTTCGCTTGATCAACTATAACGTGATAATATAGGCGACCATCAATATACCAACGGCGATAGATATCGTAAGCGTGTTTATTAAAGTCTAAAATTTTCAAACAATTATGAAATTCTTCTCTAATAACTTTTTTGATATTATCTGATATTTTAACGTTATCAAGATTAATGTCGACGATGGTTTGTTCATCTATCGACATTGATTCGTTAACAATTTCATCAACCGCAGCATCACATTCTGGTTGTAAAGCCATTTCTCTATACTTTGTAACAAGTTCGGCTTCTGTTCTTACCGTGCCGTCAAGGTCTACGTATGTACCGTAAGAACCACCAGCCGCTACAACAACAGCACCGTCGTCGCTATCTTTAGGAGCAAACGACGGTAATGTTTCCTGTGCTTGTTTACGTTTAAATTCAAACCCAAAAAGTTCTGCCATGTTAAAATTTACCTTTCACAGTACTGTATATACTATATATCAATTCGGTCCAAGAGGACCATCTGTAGTTGCAGCGCCTTCATAAGTATTTGTACCGCCAGCTTGTTTTGTAGAAGTTTCAACTGTTGGAAGCCAATAATCATAAGCGAAGGTAACAGGAAAAGTTTCAATAGTATTTTGCGTATCCCAATCAAGAGCGATAGCGCCAATATTAGTTGGGAAAGCGCCGTACATTGTATATTCTCTGATCATTTCGCCTGTTTTGGCGTACTGAGCAATTTGAAGATCTGTCTTATAAAGTTCAGTATCAATCGCTGCGTCACGAACGTTTGATTCAAGACGATTTAAAGCGTTTGACCAAAGTTCAAACATTGAACGAACAGAAAAATCTTCATCGTTCATTACTGTTACATTCCAATCTGTAAAAGTGCGGTCTCCAGCCAATTTAATCTTGCGGCCGAAGTAACCTATGTCGAAAGAAGAAACTTGGGAAGGAGGAAGTTCGGCGGCACGAGCAACCAAAGTAAACTTTTGTACAGAAACGCTGTCTATACCAATACCCGCAGGAACTGATAGAGTGATGTTGAATAGTGATGGTCTGGCACCACCGTATACCAGACCATTTGTTTTGAATGTGTTAATATTAAAAGGCATTTATATTACTCCCTTAGAGTTCTTATCTATTTATTAGTAATTACCAACAATTTGCGAGAATTGAACTCCAGTAGCCACAGCCACAAAGTTCAACTGAATGAAGTTGATTGCTCTTGCTGGTTTAATATAAATGTCGCCAACAAACTGATTAGCATCAACGATTGCAGGAGTATTATTAGTTGAGTCACAAACAACGAGATAATCAGTGATACCGCGCTGTCCTTGAACCGTTCTTAGATAAGGGTTAACAAGGTTTCTGAACTGAGCTTGTGTAAACGCATCGTTAAACTCGAATAGAGAATACTTTGCAGCTATAGAAATAGCTCTTTCAAGAACAATAAACAATCTACGAACGTTAATACGATCAAACGCCGAAGGTTTAGTCTGATAAGTCTTATCGCCATAAAGAATAGTACCAGTTCCCTTAAGCGTAATAACCGGGTTAACGTTATTAGAATAAAGAACATCTCTACTTGCATGACCTGGATTATACGCAAGCTTAATTACGTTCTTGATTTGGCCTCTATTAAGACCAGCTGGTGACCACCAAGGAGCGTTGGTTTGATCTGTTCTGGCACATAGACCAGCAATATCCCCGTTTAATGGAATCCAACGATTGATGTCATTATACTTATCGTATTGATACTTATAACCGGAATCAATAACGGCATATGACGTTGAATGTAGATTATTTGCAACCCAATTAACGATAGATGTAGCTTCTTGATTGTAATTATTAAGCATCAAAGATTTATCTGGGCTGATGAAAGCAACACAATCCATTCTTTGAGTTGTAATGTTATCAATAATATAATTTGCAAGCTGATAAGTTTGACCAGCCGCTCCCGCAGGATATCCTTGCATGATTAGATCGACTTGAATATTTTCTTTGTTCGCGAAATAATTATAAGCTGTGCCAAGAATAGAAAGTGGAGCAGTAGTTTCTGAATAACCGTCAGCGCCTAGAGTTAATATATAGTCACCAGGGTTTAGATTAGTTGATGAAGAAATATTCATAGCAGTTGCTGAAGCAGCTCCTGATCTATCGTTAGCCCACCAAATATACTTAGAATTTTTATTAATAACGTTTACATAATAATTAGTTGAACCATCTAAGTTAAGAGCGTCTGAAGCTCTGGAAACGTTCTTATATGTTTCTAGAATTGTACCAGGAGTTCCAGTGAACATTCCGTTATCATCAACGACTACAACCGAAAGCTGATCTTGAGCGGCTGTATTTCCGTTGTTTTGAACCCACTGAGACTGTCCTGGTCCTGTACCAACAGCGTTATAAAATTCCCAATATCTCTGTACAGAAGTATTTGATGTATAAGCTGTGTGAAGTCTTAATGGAGCCTGAAAATTGAAAGTTATAGAAGAAGCGCTGCTATTAGTTACAACATTAGAAATATTAGTTATGTAAAGATATTGAAAACCAATAGAATTATTACCAACAACTATATTATCACCTACAGTGAAATCGTTATAAACTGCTGAAGCTGCAACATTTGTTTCTGTTACGAAACCTCCAGATCCTGGGGTCAATACTAGAGAAGCTGTGTTACTTCCGATACTTGTTGTAAATAGACCAGTATAAGAATGACCCGTTGATGAATTTGCATAAGCAGAAGTTGTATTTGCGTAACCAGAAATAGCTATATTTGAAGAAAACGCTGTGGCCGAATCACAAACTGCAACTCTTAATGAGTTACCAATATTTCCTGGATATTTCGCAACATAAAGCACGTTTGAATCAAAATTATTTATTGAATTGGCGTAATAATGATCAGAATTTACGACAATCTGATTAACAAGGTTGGCAACAACTGCTGAGTTAGAAGCCAAAGCAACTGCTGTATAAGCTGTACCTGGGTTTGCGAAATAAAGATTCAAAGGAGTGTTAGAAGTTGTTACGACCGAAGGAATACTAATAGCTGTAGAGTTAACAACTGTTATAGTAGTTGCCAAAGAACCGCTAACAATAGAACTATTGCTTGACTGAGCTACGTACATTCCATTTGTAAGCTGACTTGTATTACCAATGAAAGTGCTACTATTAGAACTAGAAACTGAATTAGAATAAAAAGAAAGAGCTGGTGTTGCGCCTGCAGTGTTTGCAGCGCGAGAAACGTAAAGCGAATTTCCGTAAGCTAAGAAGTTAGCAGCTGTGAAAAAAGTTTCCGCGTTAAGATTTGAAGGTTCGCCGAAATTCGAAACAAGATTTGGTTCTGAATCAACTAAAACTGCCTGGCCGACTGGACCCCAAGCAAAAACGCCGCCGATGGCGCCTGTTGAAGTGGATACGGCAGGAACAATTGTAGTAAGATCAATTTCGGTAACATTTACACCTGGGCTAAGTTGAACTGGCATTTTTAAGGTCTCCTTTATGGGATTCTATGGTATAATTTATTTTTATTTATTAAAAATCTTGATTTACGTTCCACATCCAACTATCGGGCACAAACTTTTCAATCGTTTCGTCGTATTCATCCCTACCATCAAAAACAAAACCAAATGGTGACATATCTTGTTCTAAATCTTCTTCCGTCTTTTCTCTTAAAGACATCAGAGTATTTATGTTAGTATAATCTTTGAAATATTGTTGTTCTGACAACCAAGAAAACAAAACCAAACACATTACCAAATCATCGTGACATCCTGGTTCTGCTTCGTAACTTGTACCTTTTTTAGAAAACGTGGCTAATTCAGCGATTGTATGAAAATCGTTAATTATAAGTTGATTTTGTTCAACAAGAAGTTTTAAAATAGAACAACCTATAGATTTAACAATTTTGGTAGTCCTAATACCCTTGTCAACGCCTTTTCCGCCAAATCCGGAGGTGATTCTTTTACCCGATCTACCAGCGTTTTCTGTGAATAGAACATTATCATAACTGAAATCGTAATGTAGCGTGTGAGAAACTTGTTCTCCAATATCATTAACTTCAACAAGAACAGAAGCGTTGTTATATGCTTTAGCTACTCTATGAATAACTTCAGCGTAATCTACTGGAGTTACGGCATTATTTCTATATAAAGCTGCTTGTTGATAAGGCATCTTTGTAACATCAATTAATTGGAAAGCCGAATAATCTAATCCTTTACCTCTAGAAACGTCGCAAATCATCAGATACATATGATCTTTTTCTGGCGCGAAATATTGAATAAGACCTTCTTTTTCAACTATAGGGGCTCTTGGTACTAATTCTTTTAATTTCCAACCGGCAATAAGAGTTCCGGAAGAGCCAAGAAATTCACAATTGTGACTAATAAATTCGTTTGAAATATATGCATTGTTTTTTGAAACGTTAACTGGATCGTAAACAATTTGCGGTTGTAATTTTTTTATAGAAATTATTGGTTCGCCGCAAACTTTGTCATTAATTTTTAAATTAGAAACAAATTCAAAATTATTTTCAGAAATCATAATTTTATGATCTGATGAACATCCCAATAATTTTCCGGAAGCCAAAGTTAATTCTAATATATTTTCTTTAAAAACTGATCTGATACCATCAAAATCGGACCAACCGTCTTTAGTTAAAATTTCGAATTTACTATTTGGTCGAAAAGATGTTTCCATACTATTGTTTTTCCTGATATTATTTTTAAAATATTTGTATTAGTCATACCAAACAATTTGGCGTTTTCATTTGCAAATTTTCTCTCATGTGAAAGATATTTTCCATTTTTTTGTTTTAATTGTGATTCTACCGGTGTATTAATAAATTTTTCTAATAATAATTTAATATTTTTTTCTTCGAATTTTTTAGAATGAACTTTTCCTTTTCTTTTTTCCGACCATATTTTTTTCTGTTTTTCTGAATGAATTTTTTTACCTTTATTCCAAGGAATATATCCTTTTTTATTTCCACCAATGCCCGGTCTTTTTTTACCCTTTTGTATATCAGAAATGTATTCTGGAGACAATTTCATTCTTTTTGCAATACAAACACAAGCTCCCCAATCGCCTTGTGAATAATGTATATCATAATGTTCTTCAATAGTTAGTAATGATAAATTTGAAATTTCATTATTTTTATGGTTTCCGTCTTTATGGTGTATTTCATAAGAACGACCGTTTTTGTCTTTTGGTATAGGACCGTAATGATTTTTCCATATTTTTCTATAATTCATAAATAAAATCTCTTAATTTTATATATTTATAAAACCAAAAAACTCACAACCAAAATAAACATTCTTCTATCGTCATTTTAGATTCTATCTTAGTAATTTTATCTCTAACAGTTATTATAGTGTTTCCAGTAACACATTCGTTTTCCTGAGCAAATTTTTCAAGGTCAAAATTAAGACCCTCAAGCATTTTTTGTTTCCACTCTTCGTCTCTTCCAGGTACTTCTCTCCAATCAACTTTAATTGGAGTGTAACCATTCTTGCCTTCCAAGGCAAGAGCCCAAGTTTTATAAAAATGATTCAAACCGTTCGGCGTTGAAACTAGAACTACTTTAGAGCTTTTTCTAGAAGAAATTGTCGGAAACACTGACGTAAAAAACTCTTGCCAATTATCAATGTGTGCTGCTTCGTCGATGAATAGAAGATCAATAGAATAACCACGGATAGCATCAGCGGAAGTTGCAGAAGCTATAACTCTTGAGTTATTTTCTAGTTCCATAGAACCTTCGTTCCATTTTTCAACGCCTTGTTGCAACCATTTAGGAAGGTGTTGATAGCCGAAGTGCACTTTACCGAGAATTTCTCTGGCAGTATCACCTTTGTTAGCTAGTAAGGCGACCGTTTTTTCTGAATTGAAAATAATAAACCAAAGAATAAAACCGCAAGTCGTCGTTGATTTACCTGCCTGTCTTGCGGTTGTTACAATATTGAAACGGTTTTCAGCAAAAGATCGTATCATCTTTTTTTGATAAGGATATAATTTGAAACCAACCAAACCATCGTCGCTTATGATTTTCATATAAGTTTCGATGAAATATATCGGATCTTTTTCACATTTCATATATTCTTTAATAAGCTCAGGCGTCCATTCAATATTTTGACCTGCACGCTTCAGCAGCATATTTCCGTTATATGTGCGTATTGGTTTACTCATAATTTTTCGACCTTCTTTTTATACGGTCCTCTTTTTTTACCTAATCTAGCCAATCCGCTATTTTTTCCAATTAGTTTTTTTGTTTCTTCGGAACGTTTAATTCCATAAGATGGACTATCTTTACCTTTTTTTGCAACTAAAATGCCTTCTTCAAAAAGCTTTTTCATTTTTATTTTCATCAATTCGCTATGTTCCGGTCTTTTTTTACCGGTATTGATTAATTTTGCTGCTTTAGAAGCATTTAAAGCAAATTCTCTTTTATGTTTACCTATATTTGATTCGCTTATTTTATTTTTTGTTTCTTCGGTTTTTGGTTTTGATTTATGTGTTTGAGAAGCTATTTTTCTTTGATAGTTGGATTGTATCAACCCAGAACAACCTTCGCCTCCATCTGTCAAATTTCTCAATATTCCAGTTTCGTTATTTTTTCTTCCGAACAATTTAATATATTTCATTTCTAAATTTAAAGCATCTTTTTCTTTCAAACTAGTTTGATAAAATATTATTTTAGATTTATCATCAGGAACTTTAACATTTTTATTTTTAGAAGAAAAAGCTCTTTTATCTTTACCTTTACCAATATAGTAAGGAGTGTTATCTAATTCTCTTAGGTAAGCATAAACATAAAATATATTTAAATCATTGATCTTCATTATCTTTTCTCATTCCGAGTATCATTTTTTGTAAATCTGCAGTTGATCCAACAAAAAGATTATTATTAATAGTTTTTGCTTGATCGTTTAAAGGTTCGTCAGAGTGTTTAATTTCTCTTATTTTAGTTTGTAATTCAAGTAAATTTTTATTTGCTTGAACGCTCGTATCAATCAATTTTGCCAATACTTCAAAAGCTCTTGGATGTTGCGAGCTTGCTGCAATTTCTGAAAGTTTATCTATGGCATCTTGAGCGGTTTCTACCATTGTTATGATATTAGCTCTGGCCAATTCAAAATCGTTTTGAGCACTATCATTGTGTGCATCAGATATAATTGATCTGACTGCACTATCAGTTGACAATGGCGTTACCCCCAAAGCTTTGCCAATAGGGTCATTATTTGCGTTTTCTGTCATATTAAATCATCGTTAGGGGTTATAATATCAATGAAACCGTAATCATCGGAAACTTCGATTTCTTGATACGGTATGGTTAAAGATATATTTGAGGTAGGAGTTCCGTTGACCGTCAAACCAGGTTGTATAGATATTTTTTCCGAAGGAGAAGTATTACCCACCGCATTTTGTAACTGACCGTCCGGAACACCGTTTGGTATATAAAAAGTAGTGTTGATAAATTTAATAATTCCGGCAGATTTAACAGGACCATAAAGATAACCTTTGAGAGTTAAATCTAACGTCCAAATAATAGCTCTGCGTTCTTTAAAATCTTTATCGTAAGTATCTTCATATTTAACGTCGTTCAAAATAACAGGTATATCTTTTATTTCTTCAACTTCCGGAATCAATTTAACGGTTGTTGTCCAATCAGGTGTGAAATAAGGTAAAATTTGTTCGATAATTTTTGTTCCATCTTCTGTATTCTTAACGTAAATATAAACTTTAAATTCAAAATTATAAGGTACAGGATTGTACTGATATTTGAAATTATTAGAATCTTTTTTTACGGCGATTTTACCAACAGTGTTTAATTTTCTAGTTCCGTCATATCTTATTTGGCCCATTTCAAAAGAAATTAATGGGAGCGTTGGTGTCGCGGTTTGTCTTGATATGTCAGGGTCTTGTAACACACGCGCCAGCATTTTATCTTTGGGCGCATAAGTAACGGGTACTTTAATAATTCCAGTTTGATTTCCGGATTTATCTGTTTTTATTATTACTATATCGTTGACAAGTGTTCCAACTAGAATAACGTATTTTCTTATAAGCGAGAAATAAAAATTTTGACCAAACAATATTAAAATCCTTCAGCGAATGGGTCTTTAGTACTGAAATCAATAAAACGATCTGATTCGTCTGATATTTCTTGATTATCAGAATTTTGAACTTGTGTCTTAAGTATAGCATTTTCTACAACAATATAGTCACCATTTTCGTTAATTAACGGCGACTTGTTTTCGTTGAAAACAACAAAATCTAGTTGGTTTGTATCGAAGTTTTTTTGAAGTATATCAATTTCCGGAATACCCGTGTTGAATATTTCGTTAGAATACTCGAATAATTCACACGTTGCTTCCCATGTCTGTAGAGCCCCGAGTTGATAATACATCTCAAATTTTTGAACGAATTTAATTTGAAAGCATTTTTTATTCAAAGGAAAATAAATTAAATCGCCTTCGTTTGGTCTTGGTTGAGTTGTAAATGTTCCAACTTCTTCTTGAAATCTTCTTTGAGCCATAGAAAATATAACTTGGTCTCTTATTTCGATACCAAATTTAGACATAAAATTGCCGTCGCCTTTGAAACCATCTATATTCTTAATATAAATTTCCAAAGGAAATGCTTGTTCGTAGCTAGATTGATCGTCAGCACCGTAAATAGAATCATAATTATTGATTTTACGGGGTATGTAAAGCATATCTTCCCCGTATATTCGAATTGATTCAATAATCAAATTCTCAATAAGTAATTGTTCTTGTGATGATTGGAAGTTATTAAAGAAAAACGATGTAGCGATTTTAGCCTCCTGATTCTCTTTTTCTATCCACCAACGTCATTTTTCCTATTTTTCTTTCTTCAGGATCTTTTGTTGTGGTATGAGCGTGCGTTTTATCGCCTTGTTTTAATTCAACACGAGAACCGTCTGGTTGTTCGCCATGAACGTCAATATCAGGATGATTCATCATTCTATGCCAAACTTTTTGCGCACCTACGGAATGACTTGTTCCTACCAAAACTCTATTATGTTTATGTATTAGATGATGATAAACGTCATTCATTTTTACCGGAGAATTTTTTCTGGCATGCGCCGTTAAAAACTTTAATCTTAGAGAACCATTTTTATCTTTAGAAGTTTCTGAATTTGTTAAAACATGATGTATTTTTTTATCCTCTGGGTTCCAAGTGTAATGAGTCATTCCACCGCCTGTATTATGAGAAGCATATACATGCATTCCCCCAACTTCTCCTATCTTTTCAGAATTTTTTCTGAATGTTGTGGGATCGTTTACCGTATTAGAACCAGAAACTTCCGGCGATCTAACGTCAGGTTTATCGGTCAACCAAGCTTCCGAAAATTGTTTGAAAGAAATCATATGTAACCTTTTTTGTATATTTAAGCGCAAGCGATTTTTTGTTTACATTTTTCATTATGATATCTTGCAACGTTTCCTTTATTACCAATAAAATCGCAATAAATACATTTAATTTTCATATTATTTAGTTCTTTGAACTTTGATGTTTCTCTAATATGATTTTTACGTTCTTCAGAAAGTTTTTTGCCTCTATTAGCAGATGCTGCAAGAGCTCTTGCTTTAGAGTTGTCTTTACCAGTATTTTTTCCTTTATTAGAGGCGCTCATTTTAGCTCTAACTTCCGGCCTTGATGAACCATTATCTCTTTTTGTCAACCCAGCAAGATATTTTTCTCGGACATCAGGACGATACATTGCTTCTTTAGTTTTTTGTGAGATTATTTCGGATAAAATTTTAGTTTTTTCTTCATCATTCGACCAATGACTAAAATGATGATTGTGGAGATTATAATATCGTTTGCCCAATTCTTCTTTTTTAATCATAGACAACCAACGATATTCTTCTTCAAGTAAATCTTTTTTATTTGTATAAACTTTAGATATTATTTTTCTCTTGAAATCTTGTCGTCTTCTTTTATATGCGGAAGTCATATTCGAAGAAGAACAAATGTAACCATCATTTTCAAGACCCCAATGACAACCTATATAATATCTTTTATGTTTACAATCATACCAAATATAAACAAAACCGTACTTTTCCATTTTAAACACTCCTTCAGCGTTGTTGCTATAAAAGTATTTAGTAAAGTAAATAAATCAGCCGATAAAATCTGTCACCGGTAAACTGTAAGTGTAAATCATCTCCTTTTCTAAAGCAGCCTTTTCAGTAACAGCTTCATCATAAATTTTTTGACCATTAAATTTCAAACCACCAGGCATTTGCATACCTTCAAACTTCTTTAGATTTTGACCCCATTGTTCTTTAATAAGACATTCTGCATAACGAGCCAACCAACGATCGCCCCAACAACGTGGAAATTGATCGGGGTCGATAATTTGATACGCTTCAATAATTAAATAATCACCTGGATTGATAATACTCCAATCCATATCGATATAACAACGGTTCATATGACGATTATATCTTAATGGTTGTTTGCCAACCAGCATTTGTTCTAAAAATTGAACATGCTGCATGGCCATATAATAAGGAACCATTGAAACTGAAGTAAGAGTATACAAATCATTCAAGGCTATCTGATAACGAATATTGAATAAGTTATTTGTATTAAGAGCCTGACCAATTTCAAATAGGTTAACAACACCAATGATATTTTCTGGCATTGTTACGTAACGATTTGTTATATCTTGTGGCTGTACTTGATATTTGAAATAAATTTTATCCGCGCCGTCGAAATGATAATCCCAAAAATAACGAAGAGCTTCATCAATACGATCTTCTACTTGGTCATTATCAACGTTGATTTCGATTACCGGAGCGCCTAATTTTCTTAGGCAGTAATCTTTAAATTGTTGTCTATTCGTTGGTAATGCCATTAGAATTTACCTTCTGAAAATACGTTGATGAATACTGTATTATCTTCCAACGCTTCTATCTCATGCCATTCGTTTTCAACTAGATTCGCGGGCTGTGTGTCTTTATTAAACATAACTTCTTTATTTTCTTTTCTCAATATACAAGAACCCGAAGTACAAAACGTTGCATGTGCGTAAGCATGAGTATGCTTTGGTAATCCTTGACCCTTATCAGCGTGATAGATATTTAATCTTGCTCCATCATAAACAAAAGAATGTGCCGGAGCTATCGTAGTTATCGTCATATAGTCTGCGTACCCGTAGATATAGGTTGTGGTGTATTAGCAATATTTATAACCGGTTGATTAATAGGATTTAATATAGTATTATTAGAAGATACGTTTGCGAATTGAGCTGTTACATTGGCAACATAAGCCAAAGCAGCGTTCGATGTTGAAGCGGCGATAACCTCTTCAAGAGTGGGTTCTGGTTGTGTATAATTCCAAGTTTTTATATACGGTCCCTTACCGTCGCTATCATCTTGTAGAACGATAGTTTTCCCGTCAATAAACGGTGTGATATTTGACTGTAATTCGGGATATAAAATAATAAGTCCAAGATGTAAGTCTGCCATAATTTCCTCTTATGATCTGATATAATAAAGTTGTAAACTATTACCGTAATTAGTTACCGCCGCGCTATTATAAGATACACCCAACGCCTGAACATATACAGTGGTTCCTGAGGTCAGATAAAAAACGGTGTCTACATTTCCTCTAAAATTATATCCTGCAGGAATATTACCACCGCCATATGTATATCCATTCATCTGACCGCCTTGATAAGATTGTCCGCTACTTGTCATTAATCTAGTGAGAGCGGCCATCAAATAACTATAATAAACCCCAGTTGCTGCGTTTATTTGATAATATCCGGTTATAGGAATTGTATAATAATTTCCACCGGAATTCCAACCTGAATGAGTATCTTCAAAAACCGTATTGAAAGGAATAGTCGTATAAGTTCCAGAAGAAATCGACGTTGATGACGTGTAATATACAGATAATACAGGTATATTACTATTCAATATAGCCGCACTGGTTTGAGTAGTACTATCTGGAAACGTTATACCTGAATTGTTAATTGACGTTGACATAATTAAATCCTAAAAACGTACTTGGTGAATATCTAAAATTGCGGCGGCTATTTGAAAATTATAATTTGTTACACAACAACAACAACCAGAATACGAAACATTTCCGTAACCCATTACATATACACCTATCTTATCACCGGAATTAAAATGAAGAATCGAAGTTCCTCTTGTGCGATAAGATTGTGGGGCAAAAGAATAAGGTTGAAAATAATTTTCTGAAAAAACAGGTGTTCCATTGACTCCTATCGCTGAACCAAAAATATAAACACCACTTGTTACTGCGTTAACACCAACCAAATAAGAAACACAGTAGTAACCAGATTGAGGAACTGTAAACACATGATTTGTTGCGTCGAAAGAACTTGAATTATCATAAGACCCAGCATTAATTGGAACTAACACCCAACTACCAGGATAAGTTGTAATAGTTGGATTCGTTGTAATATATGCTCTACAAACAACATGTGGAGTGTATCCGGAAGAAGCTTGTGTTGATCCGTCTGGAAATGTTACTCCTGTGTTTGTTAAAATAGTTGACATATATTAACCTTAATTAACTAAATGACCAGATAAAAAAGAACTTTGAACCGCGATGCCCGAACCCAAAGTAAACACATTTCCTTGCGCGTAAAGAGTCAAAATTTGACCAGAATTCAAATATAATAATATAGAAGCAGATTGACCTATAAATCCCATACCATAATTTCCTGAATTCATGTAATATACACCATCATCTTCTACATTAGTTCCGTTAACTCTTAAATTCATATCATAATATGTCATGCCGTATATAGAAGATACGATATAGTAATAACCATGTAATGAAGCGCCGTAATTGATTCTATAATATCCATTTATAGGAATAGTGTATTGATAATTTGTTGTGTCCACACCACCATGACTATCAAAATTGTTTTTATTCAAAATCATTTTTGTCTGAGTCGCGTTACTAATAGCGTAATCGCTTCCACTATATTGCATATTAAAAACTGGTATGTTACTGCTTATTCTAGTAAGTTGTGAAGAACCAGTGGTTTGTGTCGTACTATCAGGGAAAACTATTCCAGAACTATTCAAAATTGTTGACATTACTAACCTCTATTTTTCAATTCTTCAATTTGTCTCTGTTGATCTTTGATCGCTTCAATTAATAAAGGTATGATTTTTTCATACTGAACCGTCTTATAGTTTTCACCAGATCTAGAAACAAGTTTTCCATCAACATAGTCGGTGTCGAATGGCGCCGGTCTAATGATTTGTGGCAACACGGCTTCAATTTCTTGGGCGATAACTCCAACCTGTTCGCTGTCATCCGTATAACCGTAACTAGCTGCGATTTCGTTGCTTCTGTAAGTTACACCGGATATACTCATTATCTTATCGATGGGATTGCTTATAGGAACAATGTCAGTCTTCAATCTCTTATCAGAATAATAAGCTGTTATCTGATTAGTCGCTCTGATTTCACCAGTAGTTCCTGAAGCGGCTGTTCCGACACCAAGAGAATTTACTTGTATATTGCTCGTGCTACTTATGCCATTCGACCAATATACTGAAGAACCATTAGAAGTTAAAGTTTGTCCCGCGACGCCGTAACCACCATTAGCATATATTCCAGAGGTTGTGTTTAATATCACAGAACCGGTAAAACGAGCACTTCCACTAACATCTAACAAATAGGCCGGAGAACTCGTGCCGATACCCATATTACCATTAGATACGTGATAAGCGGCAGTGCCGATAGTAAACGTATTAGTAACGGATTGATTTGCGTATACAGAAGAATTTGATCCACCAGATATATTAATCGACCAAGTACCTGAAGCGCCTGTACCAGTTAACGTAGGAGCATAACTATTATAATTTGAAGTAGTAAGAGCTAAACTACCATTGACATATAAATTGGTTCCATTTAATTGGTAATTACTTCCATCATAATAAATATATCTAGTTCCACTATTATTTAAAAATAAAACACCAGTCGTCGGCGCGACCGAACGGTAAATATATACGTCGCCAGTGAATGTGGCGCCAGATAAAGCAGCGTAGTTGTTTAAATTTGCTTGTAATTGAGTATTAGATACAACATTAGCGGAGGATACAGAGCCAACATAAGAAGTGTTATTAGATGTTAACGTAGCTACATTTGAAGCCAATCCAGCGGTCGTTTGATAATTATTCAAATTTGCGCTTAATTGACTTGTGTTTACATAAGAAGAATAACTGATACCGCCTAGATAATTAGAGTTATTTGCAGTTAATAAAGCAACATTAGAAACCAAACCGCCGTTTGTTTGATAATACGAAGCTGGTTGACCATTGAAATATGTAGAATTATTTGAAGAAAGAATAGCGACGTTTGAAGAAAGTCCAGCCAAAGTTTGATAATTAGAAAGATTTGATTGTAGTTGATTATTAGAAACTACGTTCGCAGCAGATACAGAACCAACGTAAGAAGTGTTGTTAGAAGTTAATGACAATACGTTTGCTGCTAATCCAGCGGTCGTTTGATAATATGAAACGGATTGACCGTTGAAATATGTAGAGTTATTTGCAGTTAGTGTTGCAACGTTTGCTGCTAATCCAGCGTTTGTTTGATAATTAGAAAGATTTGATTGTAGTTGATTATTAGAAACTACGTTCGCAGCAGATACAGAACCAACGTAAGAAGTGTTGTTAGACGTTAGAGTAGCAACATTAGCAGCCAAACCACCATTTGTTTGATAATAAGACGATGGTTGGCCATTAAGATACGTAGAGTTATTGGCAGATAATGTTGCAACGTTTGAAGATAATCCGGCGGTAGTTTGATAACTGGAAGCTATGGTTCCGCCTAGATAAGATGAGTTGTTAGAAGTTCCCGTAAAATTTGTAGAATTAACAGAAACATTAACGGAAGAATTACCAACAGAAATTACAGATCCGTTAGCAAAAATACCGTTAGATGTAGAATTTATGTTATTAAAATAAATTCCTGTGGAATTAGCGGCAAACGATGTATTTGCCACAATACCATTTTTAGCTACGAATACTGTATCTGTCATAGATTCCCTTTCCTCTTATGACGTTTATTCTTATTTATATATTATTCTGTTATAGCGGCAAGTTGTTCGTCGGTTGGTTTAGGATACGTTTGATTCTCCCATTTTTCGATATAATCGCCTCTTTCATCTGCATCATTTCGCAAAGATATTGTTCCCGTATTCGGATAAAAATCTCCGGAAGTTAGTTGTGGATAAATTTTCATTATCTTATCATACAAAGTCATTTTATGCCCCCCTGACCATCGCGCCTTGGAAATATGTTAAATTGACACCGGTAGACAAACTGATTGATGAACCATTATATTGAAAACAATAAAGCTCAACATAATCTGTAGTACCATTTAGATAGACAATCGCTGAACCTTCTATACCATAAACAGATGAATATGTTTGAGTAAGTCTTTTATATTCCACACCATTTTTAAATATAGAAGCAAAAGTGATTGAAGTTGCTAACGTCGTGAAATTAATACCCGCACTAATTTGATAATAACCAGCAACGGTTGGGGTAAATCTATAATTCGTAGTTGCATCAAAACAAGAATTGGTATCCCATTCTTTTGATTGTAGTTGAACTTTTGTTGATACGCCACTTGAAATAGATTGTGATGAAGATTGATAAGCAGAAAAAGAAGGTCCATTAACTGCTTGGTTTCCAGCTATAGATATATTACCTGATACATTTAAGTTGCCATTAAAATAACCACCGCCGCCCAAAGCAGCAAATTGTCCATTTGCATAAAATGCATAATAAACATCTGTTCCACCTGTACCAGCACGTATAGTTGCTGAACCGCCACCAGAATCATATAGATATTGATCGCCACTCGCGCTAAAAAACAATCCTTGGATTCTACCTGACCCGTTAACGTCTAATTTATACGCTGGCGTTGATGTACCAATACCCATATTACCATTAGATACGTGATATGCAGCAGTACCAACAGTAAATGTATTTGTTATTGACTGATTTGCATAAGTAGATGAATTTGCAGCTAATGTTGCTACGTTGGCTGATAACCCAGCGGTAGTTTGATAATTGCTTAAATTAGATTGTAATTGTGCGTTGGAAACAACATTAGCAGCGGTGACAGAGCCAACATAAGAAGTATTATTAGCCGTACCGTTAATAGTGCTACTAAATGTAATTGTATTCGTAAATGTTTGTGTGTTTGTCCATGTGTACTGAGCAGCAACGTTTACTGAACCACCGCCACCACCAGAAACTGTCGACCAATAAACAGTGCTACCATTAGAAGTAAGAACTTGGTTGGCTGTGCCAAAAGATCCGTTAGCAGAAATACCAGCAGTTGTTGAAATTATAAGATTTGCGCTGAATGTTGTGACACCAGTTCTTGTGTAAGCACCAGAAGTATTAACATATGATGCGGCTGCTACTCCACCAAGATATGATGCATTATTTGAAGATAATGTCGCAACGTTAGCAGATAATCCTGCTGTGGTTTGGTAGTTTGCTAAGTTGGCAGTCAACTGCGCATTCGAAACTACGTTAGCTGCAGATACAGTTCCTACGAAAGATGTATTGTTAGCTGTACCTGTAAAAGCAGTCGAGTTAATAGTAGCATTAACAGAAGCATTACCAACAACAACACTATTGGCAGCCAATGTGATATTGTTACCGACAGCATCAACTGTCAGTAGTTGTCCAAGATCGCCTAATTGATATGCCTGTGTCATTTTCTACCTTTTATTATTATTTATGATGCTACGCAAATGTTACAGTGCTGCCAGTTTGGTTACCGCCGCCTCCGCTCGCTTCGCCTATCCAACGATCGGCTGTATAAATGTCTGCACTGGCAACATTTGCCATTGCAAAAGAAGTACCGCGTTGCCAAACTTGAAATCCGCCATCGATGAGACGATTACGGTATGTTACACCACTACCAGCACCACCAGCAAGAACAGCAAGATCATTAGTTATTGTCATTTGTTATGCCTTTATTGTACTGATGCAAGTTGTTGTTCCGTGGGTTGAGCAAGAGTAGGATGATTCCAAGATTTTATATAATCACCCTCACCATCGTTTTGTAAAACAATGGTTCCCGTACCAAAAGCAAAATCTGCCATTGTTAATGTTGGATAAAGTTTGATTATTTTTTCATAAAGAGACATATTAAGCACCTCTCATCATGCAACCTTGAAAATACTGCACGATTGGCCAATCGCCAGATATCCCATCAGTATTTTGAGAAGATCCACTTCCTTGATATGTATAAAGTTGAACATAATCACCAGTTCCATTTAAATAAAACATAGCAGCTACGCTTGTGCCAGCCGATGTTCCAGTAATCAATGAACCTCTTTTTTGATATGCTCCGCCATTTTTCGAAAGCTGCACAAGAATATCTGTAATACTAGCTCCATATTGAATTGCGCCAGTAAACATATAATATCCAGCGACATTAGGGCAAAAAGCATAGGCTGGAACAGATAAGCCATTAAGTGTTACTGTTGAACCTGTATTATTATAACAAGTGTTTGTGTCGTATTCTTTTACTTGGTTTGCGACAAGTGTAAATGTTGAATTTGATATGGTTTGTTGTGCATTTGGATAACAACTAAATGCAGGTCCATTACCAGCGCCCCAATAAACTGCAGAACCATTAGATGTTAATACCTGTCCATTAGAACCAACGGAACCATTGGCGCTAATTGCATTTGTGGTAATACTATTTAAACCAATAGTTGTATTGCCGACAACGACAGTATTAGAAACATAAGAAACAGCCGTTTGATAACCATAAACATCGATAATATAGTTGTTAGAAGGTGTAACAGCGAATCCAACGTTAGCTCCAGAAGTTATAAACACGTTTGTTCCAGGTATTTGTTTAACGCCATTAAGATAAACCTGAATACCATTTGGAATATAACCACCAGTGATAGCAAAAGAGTTTGCCGAACCATTAGCAGTAATTTGTTGATTTACGACTGTACTTACGCCAGTAGTTGTTAATGCTGATGTACCAACAACTTCGATAACAGCATTATTGGGAGGATTAGATCCAAGGATTGTAAAAGTAGAACCACTTGCTGTATTAACATCTGTACCATTAACAAGCTTAACGCCATTGAGATATACGTCAAGATTATTGGCGTAGTAACCACCAGTTACAGTGAATGTGTTTACCGAACCATTGGCTGTATAGATTTGACGAGCAGGTAATGCGCTACCACCTCCGCCACCAGAAACTGTTGACCAATAAACTGTAGATCCGTTTGATGTTAATACTTGGTTAGCTGTACCTAGCGAATTATTTGCTACAATCGCTTTTACAGTTAAATTGCCAGTCACGTTATGATTAACTGTATTAGCGCCAACTGTAATAAGATTCGTTCCGTCAGATGTATAAAGAATCTGATCGGTCATATTCAGAGCAAATTCACCGGCGTTGATGTATTGACTATTAGACGAACTGGTAGTGTTAGGCGTTCTTCCAGAAGTGCTGGTGCGCTTTACCTGAAAAATATTATTGGCCAATCTTGGCGCTCCTATTCAATCGGTATATACCGAGGATTAAAACGAAGAAGTATCTACTTCCGGTTTCTTTTTCTTATTTAGTTTTTCTAACTGTGCTTTTAATTCATTGTTTTCGTCAGTTAAAGACTTAACGACTCTTTGTGCTAATTCTAATTGAGTCTGAAGGAGGATTTCTGATTTTAAAAAATCCCCCAATCTATTTGACATTTTTTCAATATATGTATTGACTAATTCTTGTTCCATAGGTATAATCACTTTGTGGTTATGATGATATTAGAAAATTCCGCCGTCAAGAGTTCCGTAAGCTGGTAAGTTGTTAGTAATCTGTAACACTTGACCATTGGCCGCTGAACCGGGTACTGATAATCTACTTAAAGCTGAAGGAGATGAAATAGCTGCGTAAAGCAAATCACCAGCAGCATAAGAAGAACCAAGTAATCCAGTACCACCGTACGTAGCTGCCAATGCAGTGCTCAAAGTCAAGCTGTTAGCAACTATAGCCGAAGAAACTGTACCATTTGCGGTAATATTAACAGCTGTAGAGTTAGCAACAAAAGCACCGCCAGTTCCGTATGGATACAGATAAGCTTGAAGTATACCAGTCGTCGAACTAGTGATAGTTAGACCGCTATTTGGATTTGCAGTAGTGTTAAAAATCTTATACCATGGATTACCATTGGTAGAAGATGCAGCGATACGAGCGATACCAGAATACTGTAGAGTTCCGGAAGTATTCGACGGAGTGTAAATACCTGCGTCTATTGCATCTGTTGATAGGGAACCATTATTAAAACCAACTTCTATAACGTTATCGTTAACCTGAAGTGTGGCGCTGTTTACCGTTACAACGCTACCTGATACAACAACGTTTCCAGAGAAGGTAGCATTTCTTACCGAAAGATCTGTAGTTGAACCATTGATAGCATAAGTGCCGGTCAAAGTTATGGCAGAAGAGTTCGCTACGAAGTTAGTTCCTACTGTGTGTGACACGGCGTTAACAGTACCAGTGGTATAAAGACCGCTTGAGTTTGCAAGAACTGCAGAAGCTATGTTCGCAGAAGTAGTTGCAAACAGAGTAGCAGTGTTAACCTGATTTACTACGTTTATTGCAGCCGCATTTACGAGAGTCGAGTTAGCAGTAAAGGCAGTACCAACGGAAATTGTTGAACCATTTACAACACCAGCATACACGCCAGTAGTGTTGGCAATAAACCCAGTACCAACTGTAAGAGAAGAGGCGTTTACTGAAGAAGTTGCGTTTACAAAACCGGTTACGGTTGTATTTCCTGTAACTACAGTTCCACCAAGAGTCGTTGAGCCGTTAACCGATAACTTATCAGTTGGATTGGTGTTACCAATACCAACATTACCAGAAGTTGTAATACGCATTCTTTCATTTCCAGCGAGAGTTCCAGCCGTGAAGAATACTATATTACCTTGGTTACCGCCCGTACCAACCGCTAGATTTGTATTACCTGTATAAATGTAAGCGTCAGATGGACCGTTGATTGTCCACTGAGAATTTGACCAATTAGAACCATTAATACCAATATCAATGAAGTTGTTTGAGTAAAGCCCAAGATTATCATTAATAGAGAAGTCAGCAGAAGCAGAAGTTCCGG